CCTGCATTTTGTATATACTATATATATATATACAACATGGCAAATTGGTTAGATTTATCCAACAATGCGAACTGTTTCGAATCCATGTACGTTAAAGGGTTCGTTGATATTAGCGGTGGGTCACTGCAATTACGCAACGCTGATAACCATTTATTGGTTGGCGGTGATGCTAGTTTCAATGGCGGAGTTTATTTAGGAGGAAAAAAATTAGTCGTTAGCGATGTAGTAGAATCTTTGAGTTTTACTGGAACTATCAATCAACTAGGTCAAGACATTGATGGCGAAGCTGAAAATGACGAATCCGGATGGTCAGTATCGATAAATGGTGATGGCACCATTGTCGCTATTGGGGCTTACTATAATGACGGCACTACCACTGGAAATGCAGGTCACGTCCGTATTTATCAATATGATTCTGGTAATGATATTTGGAATCAACTAGGGCAGGATATTGATGGCGATGGCGAAGCTGCAGATGACGAATCCGGACGGTCAGTATCGATAAATGGTGACGGCACCATTGTCGCTATTGGGGCTCCCTATAATGACGGCACGGATTTAGGCTATGAGGCGGGTCACACACGCATTTATCAATATGATTCTGGTAATGATATTTGGAATCAATTAGGCAATGATATTGATGGCGAAGATTTCTATGACTTTTCAGGATATTCAGTATCATTGAATAGTGACGGCAACATTGTCGCTATTGGGGCTTACAACAATGACGGCACTGGTGAAGATCCTATGGGTCACGTCCGCATTTATCAATATGATTCTGGTAATGATATTTGGAATCAACTCGGCCAGGATATTGATGGTGAAGCTGCAGGTGACTGGTTCGGATATTCAGTATCATTAAGCAGTGACGGCACCACTGTCGCTATTGGGGCTAAACAAAATGACGGCACTGGTGCAGGTAATGAAGGTCACGTCCGCATTTATCAATATGATTCTGGTAATGATATTTGGAATCAACTAGGCAATGATATTGATGGCGAAGCTTCCAGTGACTATTCAGGATGGTCAGTATCGATAAATGGTGACGGCAGTCGTGTCGCTATTGGGGCTCCATATAATGACGGCACCACAACTTCAAATGCCGGTCACGTGCGTATTTATCAATATGATTCTAGTAATGATATTTGGAATCAGATGGGCCAAGATATTGATGGCGAAGATGCTAAGGACTATTCAGGATGGTCAGTATCGATAAGTAGTGACGGCACTATTGTCGCTATTGGGGCTTACAAGAATAACGGCACTAGTGATAATGATGCAGGTCACGTACGTATTTATCAATATGATTCTGGTAATGATATTTGGAATCAACTAGGTTATGATATTGATGGCGAAGCTGTAGATGACTATTCCGGAAGTTCTGTATCGTTAAGCAGTGATGGTAGTCGGGTTGCTATTGGGGCTTACTTGAATTACGGCACTTCAACCGATACTATTTGGAACAGTGGTCACGTACGTATCTACGAACTCGAAAGTACCAAAACTTACGTACAGGTATCCAAGCAAATCCCTCTTCAAATCGGTACCGAAACCCAGCGTCTCGGCTACGCCGCCGATATTAGCGGCATTGTCGACATTAGCGGCGCGCTCTTTACCCACGGTGATGCCAGCATGAACGGCAATCTCTATGTTTCCGGCGATGTGACCATCGATGGTGCATTGTCCTTTGGCAGCGCCACGATAGCCGCTAGCAATATCGCCTTTTCCTCGGATATTTCGATGAATGACCGGTTGTTCGTGAATGTGAGCGATGTGGATTATAGTCATATTACTGGTTATTTGACTGAGATAAATTATACTGGAACTATCAATCAATTAGGTCAAGACATTGATGGCGAAGCTTCTATTGACTATTCCGGACGGTCAGTATCGATAAATGGTGATGGCACCATTGTCGCTATTGGGGCTGACTATAATGACGGCACTACCACTAGTGGAAATTATGGTCACGTACGCATCTATCAATATGATGGTACCGATTGGATTAAGCTCGGTCAAGACATTGATGGCGAAGCTGATGATGACCAATCCGGACAGTCGGTATCGCTGAACAGTGACGGTACCATTGTCGCTATTGGGGCTCACAGGAATGACGGCACTACCACCAACATGGCAGGTCACGTCCGCATCTATCAATATGATTCTGGTAATGATATTTGGAATAAACTAGGTCAAGATATTGATGGTGAAGCTGCAGATGACCGTTCAGGATGGTCAGTCTCGATAAGCAGTGACGGCACCATTGTCGCGATTGGGGCTATCTATAATGACGCCAATGGTTCAAATGCAGGTCACGTCCGCATTTATCAATATGATTCTAGTAATGATATTTGGAATCAACTAGGTCAAGATATTGATGGCGAAACTTACGGTGACTATACCGGATGGTCTGTATCGTTAAGTAGTGACGGTAGTCGTGTCGCTATTGGGGCTCCATATAATGACGACAATGGTTCAGTGGCAGGTCACGTCCGCATTTATCAATATGATGGTACCGATTGGATTAAGATAGGGCAAGATATTGATGGTGAAGCTTCAGGTGACCAATCCGGATATTCAGTATCGATAAATGGTGACGGCACCATTGTCGCTATTGGGGCTCTATATAATGAAGGCACTACTACTTCTAATGCCGGTCACACACGTATTTATCAATATGATGGTACCGATTGGATTAAGCTCGGCCAAGACATTGATGGCGAAGCTACTGATGACCAATCCGGATATTCTGTATCGATGAATAGTGACGGCACCATTGTCGCTATTGGGGCTCACTTTAATGACGGTACTAGTGCATATGTAAATTCTGGTCACGTCCGTATTTATCAATATGATTCTATTAATGATATTTGGAATCAAGTCGGCCATGATATTGATGGCGAAGCTTATTATAACTATTCAGGACGGTCAGTATCGATGAATAGTGACGGCACCACTGTCGCTATTGGGGCTTACGCCAATGGTGGTTCGACAGGTCACACACGCGTCTATGAACTAGAAACTACTACCACGACCACTCCCATTTACCATTCAATCCATAGTGATGTCGACTCTTCCGGTACTTTTTCCGCGGATACAGACTTAAACAATACCATGATTGTTCCTGGTAACATCACCATCGTAGATTCTTCCAACAACAGCTACGGTGCCTACACCGTCTATACCGACAAAGCTGCTACCAATTTCTTCAGCGTCGGCAAAAGTGCCTCCCATGTATTCAATATCGTGGACAAAGACAATGCTGGTGTCTACATGGCCTCTGGCAGCACCAGTTTTACCTCCACTTCTGATGCTCGTCTGAAAACCGCCATTGAGCCACTCGAGGATGCCACGGACAAACTGATGCAATTGAAGCCCTGTACATACAAATGGAAGACCCAGGAAGAAGCCGACCCGAAGAAGCATGTAGGGTTCATTGCCCAGGAAGTAGAAGCCCTGTTCCCGAATTTGGTGAACGAAAACGACGGCACCGACGGTAGCACATACAAAGGCGTGGCAACAACCGATATGATACCATATTTGGTGCAATCCATACAAAAACGTCAAAAAATTATAGATGAATTAAAACAAAAGATAGCCGAACTCCAATAAATTAAGAGTCTCTCTGTATATATATTTTTTTTACTGTCCCCCCTGACCCGTTGACTCTCATTTTACAATTGCTAGAATTCAATGACGAATTTGAATCCTGAGAAAACACACTATTGTCGTCATTATCATACACAGATTGGCGGTTTGATTGTAAATAATTCGCATCGATATATTCATTGTTAGCGTGAATATGTAATCGAACAAATTGGTTCAAATCTTCCACTTTTTGTTCTAAACGATTGATTTCATTGCGTTGGTTGCAGTTCATAGCATCTAAGCTACGAATTTGATTTTTCATGACATCCAATAGATTTCGATATTGTTCATGATTGTCTCTTTTCCGTAAAGAATGTTTCTGCATAATATGATAAAAAAAAGATATCTATCTATATCTGTAAAAATGTTATCATTTATTGACTACATAGCTAGGACTATTCTTCTGTATTGCTTTGAAACAATTTACACATATTCACCGCCTCTATATTTACAGCAGGACGAGTAAATAGAGACCGAATCATGTTATCATTGCGAAATCGAATCGTATAATCTTGTTGAATATTATTACGGCCAATGCGTCCCATGGATTGATAGATTTTTTGTTGAGAAATTTCACTCAAATCTTTGCCTATAAATCCGTGACAAAACTGATAATTCGTTCCGTAAATATAATCAGTAGATGCGATTATCATGAATAATTTTTGTTCATCAGCCAATTGTTTCATAATTTCCATATAATTATGGTTTTTATGAAATTTAAATGTCCCAATGCCTAGCAACATGAGTACTTTGTATTTATCGTCCACGTCCATTTGCATAATTTGTTTTGCATTTTCTTCGCCAATATCTGATACAAATGCATTTTCCAATATATCATTGTGAGGCGACCAAATATGTTGGTGCGGTTTTGTATTTGGTACGTACATGGGGTCTAGCGAAACCATTTTTATTTCTTTTCGCAGTTTGTTAACTTCATTCATCCAGGATTCAGATTCTTTTGAAAGTCTACCGCTTTCTCTGGCCGCAGAGACTTTGTTGTCGTCGGTAACCACGCTTTCCTTCGCTTCAATCTGATGTTCCAATTTCTGTATTTGCGATACGATTGTGCTATTGCGGGTAATCCGTTGCATAATTTTCTCAAAAACAGAGGCAGCAATCTTTGCCTGCTGAATATAGAACTGACCGATTTTGTCGATTTCGTCCGTTAAATAAATAGTAGGTCCGTCAGTAAAGGTATATGCATCACTCGTGGTAGCGAGCACACCCCCACCGGATACCGCACGTTGTTTTGTTTCGTTTGAACCAGAAAATACACTGGTTGTTCGTTGTAGAGCCTGCCCCGCTGCGGGTTTTGCATGTTCAACACTTTTCATTTTTTTGATATTGTCCTGCTGCATATCGAATCTGTTCTTTCTATTCGCGTTCATGTACTTGTAGATATAGGGCCATTCTTTTTCATCAATATTGGACAATAGTTCTAGATAATACTCTTTCAAACTGTTCATAGTGATATCAGAGATAGTAGTAAAGTAATTTTCGACTTCCATGTTATCCTCTATCTCAATACTCTCTCCTACAAACTCGATAAATGTAATGATTTCTCTCAAATCGAAATAGCGAAGCAACGAGCGATTTTGCGTACAATGATTGATACAACGAAGCATATCGGAATGATTTTCGTATAAATAATGCGGCAATTCACAGAAGCCATCTTTGTTCAAAATGGGAATGGATTTTTTACAATCATGACTAGTAATTGCATGAAGTTCTGCCCCGTCAAATTTTTTGCAAAAATCTTCGTATACTGGCTGCAATTCGTCCCGAGAAGGAAGGGTAGCACACGATAGGACAACCGTTGGAATCTTGTTATTCATCCAGTTTTGATGAATCGTCTCGTGCAATTCATGTGCTTCATAATCCATAGTAATAGTGGGTTCGTCCCAATAGGTAACAATGTCATTTTTATCATTGAATGAGAGCATATAATGCATAGCAGTAATATAGGACTGTACATCACAAATCATAATTTGGACATTTGAACCTTCACTGTTATCAACCTTCCAAATGCCACCAGACTTTTTATTAATAGAGTACTCCACTGCCGAATAATAATGGAGTCGAATATCATTTGCACTCTGACAACCAAACGCAAATGCTACTTTTTTCTCAACAGAGATTGCACTCTTTGCCAATGCCAGTCCAATGTGTCTCGCAACGCATACAAAGATAATACGTTTGTTTTCAGACAGTCCAATCGGGGACAACGTTTTCCCGGTACCGGTTGGTGCAGTGTACAAAATCAATTTAGAATTGTCGTTGTTTTTAACAATGCGAAACAGTTGCTTTTGATGAGGATACAATTGTTTATCTTCGTATTTCATCAAATGTTCGTTTCGTTCAATAAAGCTGTACGCATTTGTAATAATTTCATTTGTATGTGTAAAAGAATTCGCCCATTCAATCGCTTTGTCAATATATTTCAACACAATAATATTGATGTCACTAATAGAAGTTTTGCGGATTTGTATGAGTGTATATAAATAATATGCGTATTTTTGTTTGCGATTCTTACTATGTTTCAATAGACTGTTGAGCATGTCAATCATAATATATTCAAAAATAATGTGTTTGTTGTTAGAGATTGTTTTCTCGCTATTTTTAATTCGCATCGAATCCACACTTTTGAGTTGTTTCATAGCAGTCCCTTCCAGGAAACGAATCGCAGTGAGTCCAGACAGTGGAGTTCCAGACGCATATTTGTTAATGGAATCGTGCATGGTTTTTTCAAAGAAGTTTCGAAAAATATAGTAATCGATTTCTGGTGATTTTTCAATTTTCGTGTAGGATAAAAATGTGGTAGTTTTGTTTTGTTTTATATTTGGTTCATGGAAGCCTTTGATAATTAGCTTCAATACATCCTTTTCGCTATCAGAAACCGGTTTTTCAATGGTTTCCCATTCTGACTTAGAGAGTTTTGCCTGATTTAAATCCATGATGAAGGTAGTTTGTCTATATGTACAGTGTATTCGTCTGTTCTATTTTCGTCAATTTTTAGACCATTGAAACGGAAACTAGCTAGTTACGTAATGTATTGATATAATAGATTAGATATCATTCGAAAAAATGATATATAATTTTGACATTTCAATATTATAGTTATGTTCTCTATTTTCCAGAAAAAAAAGATATACAGAGTATCATTTGAAGATGTTTTGTATGCAATTAGATATCCTGAACAATTCATTATAATAAATACATTATCTTCTGACGAACAGTCGTGTTTGATTACAAATACCATCGATTGTAACAAAGAGGAACAAATCATCAATGAATTATTAACAAGTTACAATTTGAATTCTAAGCACATTCTTATTTACGGCAAAAATACGGACGATGAAAAGATAGAAATCAAATACAATCAAATGGTGAGGTTGGGCTTTCAAAAGGTATTCTTATACCAGGGAGGAATGTTTGAATGGCTACTGTTACAGGATATATACGGGAAAAATGAATTTCCCACTACCACCTATATGTTGGACATATTGAAATACAAACCCCAAAGGAATTTTGCAGGTAGGCTAACATGACTCATTTCCACGAGCCGAAATATTTATGTTGTGCATAATCGCCAAAATATTGCCGCTTACCATTGTCTAGTATGAAAACCACGGATTTATGACTAGATTTCATATATATGTCAGTAACGTAATCGGGTCCCGTAGTTTTGTAGACATATTCGTCATTGTTGTGGTTGACGGTTTTGATTAATTTGTGGATGTTGTTGTGGATGTTATCAATGAGTTCTTTGATGAATGCATGTTTCGGTGCAGCAGCAAATGCATATTGACCAAGCAGAAACTTCTGATTATTATCATAATAAGGTTTGTATCTAGACTGCCCGCTATGTTGTTCGGTAATATACTCATCCACCGGGAACACCACTTCGTGTTTCAAAAGAGTGTCCATGTTTTTCAAACCATTCATATCTAAATCCATATATATGCCGCCGTAATGGTATACCGCAATATACCTAAAAAAATCTATTTTTTGAATAATAATAGGTATTTTTTGATAGGTATCGTAATAGTCAGGGTAGTTTGTTTTCAAAAACAATTCAATGTCTTCATCGGTAAAAAATTTGTATTCATATTCAGGGTTCTTTGATTTAATGGAATCAACTAATGTACTATATTTTGTTGGAATGTTCTGCGATTTCCACGTTTGTATGATGATTTTAGGTATGTATTGTTTATCTAAAAAAGAGGTTTCTTTCACATCGTACTGAAAATAGAACCAGCCCAAAACAACCAACAATATCAAAAGAATTATAATGTAAATCATTTGTATATGATAACGAAATATAATAAATATATCATTCTGTCGGTAATCGTCTTAGTTATCTGTGTATTGATTCTGCTCCAATTCGCGAAAAACAAACATATATACAGTGAAGCGATGAGCGATAGATACACTGCCGTGATAGTGGAACCGAGAGAACATGCGGCACTTGAATATGTATTGCAAAATGCGTTGGATAATTTAGAAGAGAATTGGGATGTACACATTTTTCATGGAATAAAGAACAAACAGTTTGTAGTAGACATAATAGATAATAAATTATCTGCATTCAAAGACCGCATAGTCCTTCAAAACATGTATGTCGAGAACCTATCCATAGAGGAATACAATCGTTTGATGACTTCCATTGACTTCTATGAAAAAATCCCAACAGAAACAATGCTGGTATTTCAAACTGACTCGATTATATGCGAAGAATGCAAAGAGTATGTCAATGAATTTTTACAGTATGATTATGTTGGGGCACCCAATAAAGAATGGGTAGGCAATGGTGGGTTTTCGTTAAGAAAAAAAAGCAAAATGATAGATGTATTGAAGACTGACAAACGGGCAGAGGGAGAGAACGAAGACGTCTTTTTCACGAAAAAAGAACACAAACTATTTATGCCTGACATTGAAACTGCAAATAGATTTTCGAACGAAGGCAATTATTCCCCAAACAGTTTTGGTGTGCACAAACCATGGTGGTATTTTACCAAACCAGATTTACATAAGAAACAGAAGCACTGTAAAGCACTGAAGCGGTTGATAGAATTGAATTGAATATAAAATTGACAGTTAGCAATGAGATTATACGTTATACACATAAAGATTTAGTATCTATTATATTATATAATGTCGCGTCCGAAAATTCTTTCAATCGAGGGGAATATTGGTGCAGGAAAGACCACCATTGTAGAAAATTTGCAGAAGCGGTTTGCGAACAACAAAGAGATTGTGTTTTTGCGAGAACCAGTGGACGTGTGGGACACCATTCGCGATAAAAATGAGGTAACCATATTAGAAAAATTTTATAACGATACGAATAAATATGCGTTCTGTTTTCAGGTGATGGCCTTTGCTACTAGGTCTGTTAATGTGAAAAATGCGATAAAAAACAATCCAGAATGTAAATATATTATTTGCGAAAGGTCTCTCGAGGCAGATAACAATATTTTTGCAAAAATGTTGAAGGACGATGGTAAAATCGAAGACATCGAATATAAAGTATACGAGCATTTCTACAAAAATTGCAGAGACGACGTAACACTAGATGGTGTTATCTACATTGATTCATCGCCGAACATTTGTCTAGAACGTATAAACAAACGAAGTCGCGATGGTGAAGGGGGGATTACATGCGAGTATCTCGAGAATTGCAAAAACTACCACGATGATTGGCTGGTAAACAATAAGCAGGAACTGCCGGTTATTCGTATAGATACAAATGAAGACGTTACTTATGACGAAACAGACAAAGACGACAAGGGGCATTTGTGGATAGATAGTATATCACAGTTTATCTTCGGGGATGATTCGCATGCGATGTCACTAACGAAACAAAAAAAAGAGTAAGACATTCAAATAATAGGCAATGTAGAAACAATTGCCTATTATTCATTATTTATTATTTTTACAATCCAAATTTGACAACAATTTTGACAGTCTCTTTTTTAATGCATTTGCATGCAGATACAGACAATTCTTCTCGGCGTTTTCTGGTTTTCGTGTTTTCATTTGCCAAAATTTCAGACGGAACTCTTTTCTTTGACGAACTGTTGCGATTATTCATATCGTTTTCAATAATCGTGTAATTTTTTTCAATATAATCGATGACTTTATTCTCGATAGCCCATTTAAAAAAATTCAATTGTCCAATCGTTGTCTCCATATGTTTATCCCCGAAAGGGATACTTATACGGTCCCAGCGACAAAAAGGGTCGAACCGTTTTTTAGAATATGCTTTCAATTTCAATTTATAATCATTGTACACTTTGAATCGCGTATTATGCACAATGCCTCCTTTGTCTACAGGTAAATCGTATACAGTATATGTTTTCTTCGCATAATTTGTAACAAACCAATCTACAATACGCAATGAGATGCGTGTTTCTCCGTTTATTATGCGAATGATTTTATCTACATAATCCGTTTCTCTATAGAATTCTTTTAAATTATTCATCAATAAATCATTTTGGGTTTGAAGTGTGTTCGAACAGTATAAACTCATTACATAAACATACGATATTTATTTATGCAGGTTTTTTGTAAAAATATATATTATCATACTATACAATGTACAAATCAATACAGGAAGAGAATAGACAACCCTACGTCGATACTTTAGAAGGGGATAGACTTACGTACAACATATCAAAGATATCGTTTATGTTTGTAGCTTTTTTAGTGATAGCGGGTGGATATGCAAATCAAATTTTTTCATGCAGTACCCAACGATTTTTAAGCAATAACATATACGGGAAACATTTGATAGGTATCGGACTCATATTTATGTTTATTATGCTCGAGGGAGGTTGGGATTTTGATAAAAAGGAACAAGATAAACATGCGGTAGATTGGTCAAATGGAAATTGTTTTGATAGTATGATATATGCGCTCGGTATTTATACCCTCTTTCTTCTGTCATCAAAAACAAGAATAGCATGGAATATGGGTTTTTTCTTTCTACTGTTTGTACTTTATGTAACCAATACACAACGTTTGTATTATTTTAATCGAAAACGCATAACACAAGAAACAAACAATAACATTTTGAAAGGAGAGAAGGTGGTACTATATGCATTACCGGTGTTGTTATTAACTGGAATAGCTGATTATTATATATATAAGACCAATCAATTAGGAAAAAATTTTCGTTTGTATTATTTTTTCTTAGGCAACCCGGTATGTACAAACCTGTAATTGTATCCACATATGTATAAGTATTTGATATGAAATCAAATATTTATTTAAAAATTACAAAAATAAACAAAGTAAAATGCTAAGATGCTAAGATGCTTAATTACTGTAAGCAGGTCCAGCCATGCCAGACATTACGCGAAGCACATTGTAGTTAACGGCATATACACGAACCTTGGCGGTCTTGGTTCCGGATACGGTACCAGAAGAAAGAACAAGCTGAAGAACAGCGTTATCAATTCTGGAGAAATTGCAGCTACCAGAAGGCTGGTGCTCCTCGGGGCGAAGGGCGAAGGAGTATACGTTGATACCAGCATCGGGGGCACGGGTGTGGTGCTGGTAGGGCTGGACAACATCGAAGTAAGAGCCCTCACGCTCAGAGAAGCGGTCCTGTCCGTTAAGCTGAAGCTTGGCGGTGACAACGGGATTCTCACCCCAACAATGCATGTCAAGGGCAGACTCGGCGAGTACAAAGGAACCGGCATCAGAGAGAGTGGAACCGGCGGCGGCAGAAGCCTCCCAGGAAGCCTGGGCGGCGGTGGCATCACCTCCAGCGTTATCCATCTGGAAAAGACCATCAGAGTTGATAACACCGTCGGTACCAGATGTCTGGTCAAGACCACCGAAGGCATGGATGGCATTGGGAAGGGCATCAATGGCGTCAGTGTAATTGAAAGGCTGGGCACCGAGGGTCTTGAAGAGGGTCTCACCTCCCTCAAGAGAAGCGCAGTAGTCTACGTTCTCATCGGGCTGGACAACCCAGACAAGCTCCTTACAGGGGTGGTTGAAGTTGAGCTTAATCTTGTTGGAAGAGGAACCAACAGACTCGTCACCAGTGAACTGAACCTGCTCAATGAGGTACTCATGAGGGTTCTGGGCCATCTTGCGGCGCTCATCGGTGTCAAGGAAGATGTAGTCTACGTAAAGGGAAGCAGCTACGAGAGACTGCTGGTAGGCACTGCTGACAGACTGTGTGGCAGAAGCGGCATCAAGAGCCTTGACGGCCCAGAGGCACTCACCGATAGGGCGGAAATCGATGTTAATCTTAACCTCGTGGTACTGAAGAGCAATAAGAGGAAGAGCGAGTCCAGGGTTGCGGCAGAACCAGAACTGAAGGGGAACATAGAGAGTGGTCTCAGGAAGGGCGTTACGGGGAGCGCACACCTGGGCGGGTCCACCAGAGGCAGCACAGGGTCCAGATACATTAGCGAAACCAGGGTCAGTGATGTAGGTAAGAGCGGTGGTGTTGCCAATCATCTTGTAGTAACCAGACTGCTGCTCCTTGGAGAGGGTAAGCTGGTTCCAGATGTGCATCCAGTCACCGTACTGACGGTCAATGCGCTGACCACCAATCTCGACCTCAACCTGGGCAACGAGCTGCTCACCGATGTAATCCAACCAGCGGGCATATACGGGTCCGGCACTGTTCATTGTCTGGTCAATCTGGGGAAGAGTGACCTGAAGGTATGTGCGGTAGGCAAGGTCGCCGTTTCTGCTGATTGTGCAGGTTACGCGACGGCCGAAATCGGCCTGACCAGAGAAGGTCTGTTCGATGGACTCCATAGCGAAGTTAGTGTGGCGTCTGTAAGACACCTTCCAGAAGGTAATCTCGGGGGTTCCAGTAAGGAAAACGTCTTGGGCGCCATAGGCGACAAGTTGCATAAGTCCTCCAGCCATTTGTCTGTAGTTATACAATAGAAAAAGAAAATAATTTCGGGAAAATACGAATAATAACATTAATTTTCTTACTCATGTTTTTCCTAAATTATTATTTGTATTTACAATGCTGCTATGTATTTGCAGATTTGTATTTATTAAATATAGTACGTTAATAACGTTGTATTTTTTATAACGTTATTAACAAATCTACGTTTATGCAGTAAACTATTTGGCATTTGACATACATTTGAAATTTTCATTTCGAATTTGTCCTGGTTTACACTGTTTTACACATCTATTTGTATTTGGGTTCAATTCCTTTCCTTTGTTCATGCATTCTGTATGTTTATTGACAACTGGCTTTCTTTTTTGTGTTTTCTTAGACTTTTTTACTGATTCTTTCTTCGTGATGCAACGAAATTTATCGTTGCGAATTTTCCCCTCTTTGCATTTGACTACACACTTTTTTGTAATTGGATTATAATCTGGTTTACCGGAAGGACATTCTTTTGCAGAAGAATGAGGTGTAAAAAATGTCGATACTGACAAAGTTGAAGCGGTTTTTATAATTTGTTTGGAAGGACTCGGTTTGAGAGTAGTGTATACAATATGGTCATACAACAACTGATAATATTCTTTGTACAATTCTTTGTAATCTGTTTTACGTTTGAAAAAATCGGGTGTACAGTATTGCTTCATTAATGATTTTGCATCTTTAACGAATTCATCATCATCAAATGTTTTGTCTCTCAAAATAGTTGAAAATGTCTGCCACAACGCCAGCGTCAAACTATAAGTATCCAAACTATTCGCTACGCGCTTCAAAAACTGTGAATGGTTCATATTTTCATTGTATTGAGAACATTTGTCTTTGGTGAAAAATTTTGTATTTGAACAACTTAGTTCTGTTGGAAAATAACTCCATGAAATAGCCATTTTATTCTTATTTTTCTTCGCAGTTTCTATGAATTTGTCGATTCTGGTCATCAATCCAAAATCAATATACTTTGCTTTTCCCGTTTCAATATTGTAAACCATATTCTGCTTTTTGATGTCATGATGTATTATGTTATTATCAACAAAAAATTCTAGTCCTTTCATCAAATTCAATATTGATGTGAAAAACACTGATTTATCATGATTTGATAAATGTGGAAATAGGTTTGATACAAAATGATGTATATCTACTCCTCCGTCATCTAATAGTAGCATGGATATTCCAGAATATTTCTTATATCGTATTTGTTCTCTTACAGGACTTGCATTGCAACCTTTAATCATTTGTCTGAATGCAACATTTTCCTTTGGCTTGCAAACTTCGGGATAAGCCATTGCAAATTCTTCTATTCCTGGCATTTTTTTGAATCTTTTCATCTCTCGTTGTTCATTTATTGCGTCTTTATTGGACATTATTTTGGATACTTTATCCGTATAATCATGGTTTGTATCACATTCTAAACTAGGTTTTACTACACACCCATATGACCCCTGTCCAATTAATTTATTTTCCATTATACATTTACAGTACAATTTTTCTTCGTTAGTCTGTTTTTTCAAAATCAGAAAACAATATATTGGTTGAAAAATTAGAGGATACAAAAGTTTCTAAATAATTTTCTTGAAACACTTCTCTCCTGTTTTCGTGTTTTTTCATGAATACATAAGAATCGTCCGTTTTTTTTACCGACCACCCCTGTTCTAAAGCATTCATTATAAATATCATCTTTTGTACTCTGGGTTTGTCCACCTTTAAATCACTCGGTATATCAATTTCAATTGTCTGGGACATTTATATTATTTTGTTAGATACAGTTTTAGATAGATATACGAATAAATATATATATAGTAAATATATAGATGACTACTATGCATTATCATTCTGCAATTTACAAAATTAATTCTAGTAAACTTCTAGCTACTCGTATTTGTTTTGAAGAATACAATTGTGATATCTTACCTACAGAATTGTCAATTCGAGAATTAGCAACACTTTTGAGCAAAATGCAAAAAACGTGTTTCAAAGATGCCAATTTAGGGAACTCGAATACGAAGCGTTTAGTAGAGTTATTCACAGCTCAACATGATAAAACGGTCATAGTAAGCATCTCCCTCGGTTTTTTATCCCATACGACAAACTATATGGATTTCGTAGACGCCGGGGCAGCAACCGTTCAAAAAAGCACACTAGATATGTTGCCTTATCAACAACCCTGGATTAACGAAGTTTGTCGTGCAAAAATGAGAGAATTGTCTGGTAAATCGCCGGTGTCGATTGTCATGAATATGATTGAAAAGTATGTGGTTACGTATTTAATGAAGACGTCGAAAAAAGTGGACGGACTTTATTTGTATGTGGAAAAAAACCCAGACCACGGTAGTCCAGGATTTTTAATGAACTATTACAAAAGATATGGGTTCTCCATTATGAATATCCAGGACAATGAATATTATTACATGCAGAAATCACTCAAATAAAAAGCGAACATATGATAAAAAGCGAACATATGATAAATATATATATATCTAGTTATATATATATCTTATGGCAGCGTTTACACCAGAACTACAATACAATTTTGACGTAGCATCTGATGATATTCAAACACAAACATGGAACAACGGTTTGAATTTAGAGGATATGGACCATGATGCCGGGAAACCCAAGAATGTTTTTTATCAAACATGTCGTAATTCCCTATTCGACAATGGTATAGATACCATTGAATATCCTAATCTACTATATGTAAAACCGATAGTTATCCCTAAGAATCTGATTACCAATCCTAGGGAAAAGATAATAAAAGAAAAATATTCAATGCGTGACACTGAACCTGCATATAAATTGGGAATGCAGGAGAAATATACACCTGCTTATTATTTTGACCCAGCGACAAGAACCTATCCTGCTGAATTTCCAGATACAGTCAAAAATTTTCATGGCAAAACAGTCAACCTGAAAAAATATGGTTTGAATATCGAGTTATATTTTGAACTTAAGGGTACTAAAATTACAGGATTTACTAAAGGCAACCCAATATTAGAGGATACACCCAATCCATCGATATTAGCAACTACGATTACGATTAAGAATACAGGATTGAAAGACACGTATACAGAATATATACACAAAACGGGGTATACCATGGGAGTTACAACAACTGGTAAACAAATAAAAATTCCAGATGCAAAAAAACAATCTCAGGATGAATACAACCACATTATGTCACAAACATTTATATTGGGAAATGGAGAGAAGGATAACTTTTTCAAAAAGAATGAAGGCATAATAGAAACTGATAGTGATTATAAATATCTATTGTTGCGCGGACAAAGAATGATAGTATACAAATTGTTAGGTGATTTGTTGCATGCTGCATTTGCAACACCGGAGGACTTTGTCTTTACGCTAGATACATATTTGAAAGATAGATGCAGGAAAAACAAAGTTGCCGTTGTTGCAAAAGAGCTGAATATGTTAGATGTTTTGTTTGATAAAAAAACGAAACTATATAAAGTATGGATTGATAAATTATATGATACGGATGGATATGAAATAGACGGAGGAACAAAAGGCAAAAGGAAGAAAGCTCCAGCAAAGGTTCTTTCAAAAACAGGTAGAAAATCGAAGGGTTCAAAAGAATTAACGGGTAAGGAAACTAGACTGAAAGAAGGTCGAGAGGAAGTGAGTCAATTTCTCACGGTAAGAAGTAATAAGGATATAAAATATAAAAAAATATTAGTATCTTCTTTCAATTATCATCCAGCAGATGAGATGATTCCAGATTTTACAGATGAAGTAGATTCAGAACAAATGGGTGGTAGAGAGAAGGAGTATCCTAGCGAAATGATATCTAGACCGGATGGAGTTGAAACCATTCCTAAGTCCGACACAATACCTATTTTCAACAAGGATGTGAATCTTAAAACCGTACCTGAATCCTATCCTAATAATATAGAAATAAAATTTCCGGATTATCAGACATTAGACGGCTTATCTGGAAATTCTATTCCAGCATTCCTAGCATACATAAGAGACAAAATAGAGAATCAACAAAAGTTAAATGAAGATATAATTGATAAAATAAACAAGGATGAGGAAGAGGAGGAATCAGTAGAAGCTGAGGATAAGGACATAGCAACGGAATCTGTTCACAATACAGAAAGAGTATTTTCAGAAGGGGTCGAAAGTGTTGAAACCCAGGTATTGAATTTAATTGATGGCATTACAGACGCATTGAACAATAAAACAGACGTTAGTGAATTACTCAATGACCTTATGGAATTATTGGTAGATGATATGAATATGATTTTTGAAGGAGATTTGGAAATATATTTGATTCGAAGTATCTGTAATGATGATACCAAAGCATTGGATGCATACAATCTATTAGATTCACTCACTAGAGACCACGGATTGTTTGTATATGATTATCGTATGTTGAATGATTTTATCACAAATATTGAAACCATTAAAACTGCCGTTGAAGAATTTGAAAACCAGCCGAGTGAAAATACAGATAATACTGAAAATGTTTTTAGATTCCCCGGTGGTAAAAACAAACGCAAAACGCTAAAAAAACGAAAGAAAACCAAAAATACTTCTTCCAAAAAGGGTAGAAGAACACAACGGCGTCAAATAAAGAAAAAACGGCAAACAAAGAAGGAAAAAAAATCAAAGAACTAACCTATTGGAAAAAAACTAACATAAAAAACATATGATTGTATTATTATCTAGAATCATATGTCAAACAAAAGAGGGCATCATAAATCGTTATCAAATCAAAACTTACGTTCTATTGATATCAAACACAGCGAGTTACTAAATAAATTTGAGAAAATAGAATTGGAGGTAATACCTGCACTATTATCAGAAAAAGAGATTCTCAAAAAATCCGTGTCTACTTTAAATGAGTCTCAACTAGAAGAGTTCATGAAAATAAAAGACCGATTGAACGAAATCAAAAATGAATTGAAAACGTTGAAACAAGAGAAGAAAAAGTATTTGCTAGACAATTCAACCCATGTCTTCGAGTATTTTGAACAGAAACAGCAAATATCCAATGACTCAAATACAATCAATCAAAATACTCAAGTTCTCAATAGCTTTTTCAAAATAAAGGCTACAAACACCGAATCAGAGGATTTGTCGAACGATAAATATATCCAATCGAAAAAGTCGTATTTACAATATTGGTCAAATGTAAACAATGAGATACAACATATTCAATCGTATATCATACCAACGGACATTTGTAATATTTGTAGAAAGGGAGAAATGATAGCACTAGACGAAGAAGGGATTTTGGTTTGTAACAATGACCAATGTGGAAAATTCATTTCCTATATCATTGACAGTTCAAAACCGACTAACAAAGAGCCACCGAATGAGGTTTCTTATACCGCCTACATTCGACTGAACCATTTCAAAGAAATATTATCACAATTCCAGGCAAAGGAAACTACGCAAATACCCGACGAAGTCATCCAGGATATACGAGACAGAATAAAGAAAGAGCGAATAGCCGACATGTCCCAAATTAATTATGACAAAATGAGAGAAATATTACGGAAACTAGGATATAATAAATATTTTGAGCACATTCAATACATCAATTCGATGTTTGGTATCAAACCGCCTGTAATGAATGAGGAATTACACGAAACTCTCTGCGTATTGTTCATAGAAATTCAAAAACCATGGGCGGTCCACTGTCCGCCGAATAGGACGAATTTCTTTAACTATACGTATACTTTGTACCAATTATGTGTATTACTGGACCAGACACAATATTTGCCTTATATCCCGATGATGAAAGACCGGGAAAAACAATTAGAACAAGACATGATATGGAAAAAAGTATGCAATGATTTGGACTGGGAATACTTTCCTACCGTATAATTGAACATATCTGATTCAAAATAATTTAGTAATTGTTTTGAATGACATTGCATTCAAAATGCAAATTATTTTTGATGTCATAATGTAAATGAATTTATTAGATATCAGCCATAATATAACGGTTGATGTTGATGTTGATTATAGTGTATCACCATATACGCCATTAAGTATAGAAATAAACAGTCAGCCAGACGACGATGATAGTAAGAGACATGATATATCTGGTAATAAAACAATGCAAAATGATATTATGCCAACACGTCTAGCCCTTCCAGTTCAAACAACCACTTACAATATACCAAAAAATGCCTATAAATATTCAATGGAATCGATAGCTATTCAAAACAGTGATGGTTTTACCGGGAAGAATGCATTTACAAGAAGGTCCATATATGATTCAGACACAGAATCAGATACAGAGACGAAGAACGAAAGATGGAATCAGTTGAAAAAAAAGACTGAGAGTGATGTATTTGATAAAAATAACGAAATCGGATTAGATAGGTTTCTATATAATCATTCGAATATACTCATCGACGATTCATCTGATGATACAGAGCCTTGTAAAAAAAATATTACAAAGTCCCAGTTATTAGGCATATTGACTCAAATAGAGATACCGTGGCATGAAATAGATGAAATCAAAAAATTCGTCAACGACACATTCACCACGGATTTAGTGTCGCTAACCTCTACACATCTAGATATTATTTCTAGTTACCTTAATAGTCAAAAGATGATATATACAGAATCCAGCTATTATACTTCAACCTGGTTAAATTATCTCATGATACCGACTATACTCATATCTGCAGGAGCATCTGTAATGAGTGGTGCGCAGGACATCATACCCCATTCACAATTAATTATTTCGTGCATAACGGCATTTAGTGCATTTTTATTATCAATTATCAATTATTTGAAGCTTGATGCCGCGTCGGAAGCGCATAAAATATCCGCACATCAATATGATAAACTACAAAGTCACATTATGTTTTTTTCGGGAAAATCTCTCCTGTTTAGTCCGGCGTCTTTCAACTTCAATACTCGTCCAGGAAGAGAAGCTAAAAAAATGCTAGAAGCTAAAAAAAAGGTACGAAGTCTAATAGAAGAAGAAGAAACAAAAACCATTACCAATCTTGACCAAATCAAAAATAATTATAAATCTGAAAAAAATTCGCTAGAAAAAGAAATTAAATCGATAAGAGAAGAAATAACGCTCATTCATAATGAACTTGACCATAAAGATAGTAAAGAAACCTCTGTAAAATCGAAAAATCTAGCTGCAAAAGAACATATGATACTAGACGAAATCAATAAACTAGAACACAATTATAAAAAGGACAAAGTGGCGGAAGGAAAAAAAATAGACGATTTTTGTGAGAATATTCAAAAAATTCAGAATGAGCAGCGTGAAGAAGCACTCATCCAATTAAACACCGAGGAAACCAAATTACAGGAAGAGCTGATGCATGATATCCTAAAAGAAATAGAAGATGTACAGAAGAAAATCAAAGAAATAAAAGAAACAAACCAGTTTGAAGTGCCTCGTACGATTCGAAATCGATACCCTACTGCTTATACAATCAATGTTTTTTCATTGATAAAAATGATAGAGGATTATAAATTGATATTGACTATCAAATTGTGGATTTACCGAAACAATATTCGCCAAATGAGGTATTGCATCAATAAATGTTGGTCTATATTGGATGCAAACAATTTAACGCGTGGTTCGAGAAATATGATAGAAGAAGAGTTGACGAAGTATAAGTTGGCGATGAAGAAATACAATGAGAAAAAGAATACCATTTACGAGTCTATGGTTGCTTTATCAGTTGCTTATATCGAAATCGATGCGATATTAGAAGACGAAAACAAACAGGGTGACATCAAAAAGAATCTAGGTATATTGTATTTTTTGTGTCCCTGTTTGATGCGTATTTTTCATAACAGTAGCTGGGTTAAGAACAGTTTTATTAATCATATATATGAAAATGCGAGTGCTAATTCTAAAAAGTTGTCTGACTTAGATAAAAAAAGTAAAAAATCTAGATATGAGAATTTAGTCTTTGAAGATGACATATTAGTTTGAAAGAGTCTGTAGATAAAATACAATGTATTTTTTATGCGTACGAAAGAATATCTCTTTAGATAATATATAAAGTATGAATAATGGGCAAATGTATAAAAAAAGTGAAACGAACACCAAACCTATGACCAGCCTGTCACGAGACTTCATTGGAAAACTAAGAGCTACCGATAATGGAGGCACGTTCTCATATAAAGGTGATAAATATGAAGTAACTGCTAACAGTCATTACAAGAAACTTACATCCCCCAAGAAACTAGGAGGTAAAAGGACCCGTAGAAAGAAAGCTACCCGTCGAAAGAAAGCTACCCGTCGCACAAGGAGAAAAACTTCCAGAAAGTAACTGTTGTATCCTAACAATATGTGAACGAAATATAATAATTGTAAAAATACAATCATTATATCATGTGAAATTACACCTTTGCACATTTAAACAGCAAGACGAATACCACCTACAAGAGTGCTGCCGAGTGTCATACCAGCACCATTGCGTGCACTGGAACCCATGGCAGGGATGAAGACGTCAAGAATGCTAAATGTAGCAGCAGCTGTCAATGCAATGATGATAATCTCCTCAACATTAAGAGCCTTCTTCGGGATAAGCATAGCACAGATAGCTACGGCCAAACCCTCGATTAAGTATTTGATAGCGCGCTTCAACAATTCGTTCATGTCAAACATTTCAGTCATTTTGAATGTATATTATATGCAAATAAAAAAAGTTTATTAATATATCTATGAAATTACTTAAATATATAATATCAAATCTTTTATATTGGCTAAATGTCTTCGTTTGAGCAAAAAAAGTTACCAAGCGGCGAATCGAATCCTAAATATGTCGACCTATGTGATGAAGACCCCAGTATTGCTGGTCAGAAATTCGCATGTATGTCTTTTGTATCTCCTGAAAAGATTTTGAAAAAGAGAGAGGTCTTTCTCTTTGACCAGTTTATTAAGCAATGGGAATTTTCTAAATCTATGGAAAGATATTTCGATTTTATTCATTTTATTGCCTATAAACATAAGGTGAATGTAGAGACCCTTATTGAGGATTTTAATGAATTCGTAAAGGAAGAAGGGTTGAAATTGAAAAAAAGCGGTATTGAGGATGATTATAAAAGTTTTATGGATAGACAGGAAGATAAGCTGAACGAGCAATTCAGCAGGGAACATGCATTCCAAACATCTGTACGTGGATTGAAAATTAGAGGCGTATTTTCTACACAGGAAGAAGCTGAGATGAAGAGTAAGAAATTGCGCGAAAATGACTCTAATCATGATATTTTCGTTGGACCGGTTGGTGTATGGGTACCATGGGACCCAGATGCATATAAGACTGGCCGCGTAGAGCATCTAGAAGAAGAGCTCAATGCTCTCCATAAGGAAAAAATTAAAAATGAACAAATGGCTAAGAAAGAGTTCGAGGAGCGTATTCGCGAAACAAAGAAGAAGGCGATTTCAGAAAATATCGAAAAGGCGAAGGAGAACAACAACGTGTTGACCCAGTCATTGGATGATGAAGGAAATCTTATCGGGGTGACCGAGACGGTTGATTTCGAATCTCGCGAAGTTTCCGATGCAGAGTCGACCAAGCTACACAATGAAATGCTGATGGAAAATGCTTTGAAATCAGTCGTAGAAGAGGAGGAAGACTCTTTGGAGAAGGTAGATTAAAAAATTGATACATAGATATGAACATTATTATAGAATAACTATTTATAATAATGAATTTTGCTATTAACGTACCTTCGACGAGACAATCGCGTCTCAGTCGTCGAACGCAACAGCGCGCAAGACATAGAAATATCTCTCGCATGGCGCAATTAGATGGTGTTAAATGGACAACGTGTACTTTCACACACATGCAGCCTGTTGAAAACGTAAGCTTTCTCAATGTTATGGAGAAGGTAGTATGGGGCTCTTTCAATTGTCTGACTAAGAAAGATATGACGTTTGACGACATGCAAACATACCACACAATCAACGAGGAAAGAATCACAGATTTGGGTATTGTTCACCATTTGTATATGCATGACATCATTCGAAGTAATCAAAATAAACAGAATGTGTCAAAACTGTGGGTACGTACTAAGGTGAATGAGATTATGAATAATAAATTTATATCAAAAGCTGATAAAACAAACTTCTTTGATATGTACTCGTTGTGTCAAAAACACTATACAGCCTTATCTCGATTTGCGTTCATATGTAGATTCAAACTCGCTAAGGTAGGGTGCGATACTGATATGTATATGAGTCCTATTTCAAAAGCAGGTAGCAACTTTGTCGAGATTCTTCATGCAAATCGTAGATATGCTTTTACTATTTCGGACATAATAAAAATTATTCGTAAGTCACTTTCCACCTCTTCTGAAATGTATGCAGACCCACAGACTATTAAAAATCCGTACAATAACATTTCATTCACTAAAAGTAATCTGTACGCTATTTATTTTGCAATCAAAAAAAGTGATTATAATATTCCTATTCTATTTCAACAATATTTCATTTGCAACTTTTCGTTGTCTAGACTACTGGATGATTGTGAAACACAGCTCAGAGAAATTGCTATCCGTGAAAATTGTCATCCCACAGAGGACGATTGTGTATGCGAATTATGTGAAAATATTTATGATATGCTCGAGATTTATAATGATACTCACTTCGAATTCCCTATTAATGTCGACAATGAATTCCCTGAGAAAATCCTTATCGATACATTCAAACCCTATATGAAGCATTATTATAGAAGCATGTATTCTCTTACTTTATCTGAAAAAATCAGAAGTAGGATATATTGGCTCGCCACAATGAAAAAATTCGCTTCAGAAAACCCTTCTTTTGGAAGAAAGATAATTAAAACAACTACGGATTTAAATAATAAAAGAAAATCAGTCATCTCCTATATTACCGACGTGGCATCTCATATATCTCCATGCAATTATAACATCGAAGAAACCAATAGCCATGTTCGATTTATAAATACCGAAAGCGATTTTGTGAACTCTTACAGAAAAGATATCAGACATACTATTAATAGTAGACAACGGGCAACGTTGGGTGTCAATGTGGAACAATACAATCAAACCACTAGAAATGAACCCTACCCTATACCAGTACAACATGGTTATTCGACCGATATGGTTAGATTGTTAGCAAACTACCCATCGTCTGGTTCTAGTAGTGATTCAAATACGGTAAGTAGTGAAGATATAATTGTAGACAATGTTGGCAACAATCTGTATATCTCTGATAATGAAGAAGAGGAAGGGGAAGAGATGGAAACGGATAGTATTAGTTAAAATTACCATTTAGATTTCTTTACATTGATAGTCGGTGCTGATTTTTTCTTGGATTTTGAGGGGTCATACGCCTCATCTTCGTCGTCTGAACCCATATTTTTAGATATATCCCAAAACTCCTTTGAACCCAGTCTAAAATCAGGATGGTTCTCTGCTTTGTACCAAAATATCTGGTCGTTCAGTTTATTCGATTTTGCGTTGTTATTAATCACCAAACATTCGTAATTTTCGGTTGTCTGGTCCATTACCGCACAAAACGCCTCCAATGTCGGAAACATACTAGCATAGTTTTCCCATATCTTCTTTCTGTTTGTTAGATAGGGTTCTCGAAGAATAAACACATAATCAATATTTGTTCTTAGATTTGGTGGTATACCTAGTGGATACTGCATGGTAATTATCAACATGATTTTCCAATGTCTTCCATTCATGAATAACAATCTCATCATTTTGTCCCTCGTCCATGACTGGTCATATAAACAATCATCTAATATAACAAATGCTCGAGGGTCTATCGTTGTCCGTTTGTAGGTTTCCATTTCTTTATTTACCTGTTTTAAAACCGTTTTTTGTCTCCGCAGTATATTTTCAATCAATACCGTGTTATATTCTTCATGAATGAACAATTTGGGTACATGTGCAGCATAAAAACCGTTTCCTGCTTCTGTTCCAGATATGACTGTTCCTATTGGTATGTCCTGGTGATAAAATAATAAATCTCTCACTAAAAATGATTTACCAGTATCACGTCTACCTATCATTACTATCACCGGTCCCTTATTTTCATTGGGCTTGAATGTAATCTCGCGCATATTAAATTTTTTCATTTCTAAAGTCATGGTTGTTTATGAATATGTAATATACTACTTACATATTTATTTCTTTATTATCAAACGTGAACTATGCAATCAATATATTAGTTATTAGTTCAACTACTTTAAGAAAAATATCTAAACCACTTATATTGATTTTTGTTTCGATTATGCCTAAATTCCAATTACATTATCATAAGATTCCTAAAATGAACAATTCATTTATTATTGACCAAACAGAGAATTCTGAAGAATACCAACCATACGCTATCAAACAATTGCAATGTTATAATCCCCTTTATAATGACCTGTTTCATTTAGATAAAAATACATACAACAAAATAACCCTGAATCAACGTTATCAAATGAATAGCTCAACTACTGTTTATGACACATCATCGAACATTACTTTAGATAAAAATATTTTCATCAAATTTTCTCCGTTACTTGACCCGTTACGCTACATGATTGGCAAATATGAACATCAATCCGCCATTATTCATAACCTACCAGGCATCTACGATATATCCATGAATATTCATCCTAAATACATGGACACTAATAACGTTTCATATACAGATAATTTCTTTTGCTATTTATCGAGCCAGATGTTACATACTCATAAATTTACACATGCTTTGGATTATTATGGCTCTTTTTTGGGTATTCAAAATAAATTTAAGTTTGATATTTCTGACGACCTAGAATATTTACATGACTCAAGTTATTTCAATAAACATGTGAATGATTTGTTTTCTATTACTACATCTGACAACCCTTTTTATAATTTCGCTTCTCGCGGAAATAAAAAACGTCTTCAAATAAACAATACTCCTAAGCACAATATCACGTGTCAATCATTACCTGAAATAGATACAGAAATCATTACTTCTAATGATTCTATCGATGAGTGTAATCTTATTTATGAAACAACGATTGATAAACAAACAACTGAGGATGATGAGGATGAGGGTGAGGATGAGGATGAGGATGAGGATGAGGGTGAGGATGACGAGGATGAGGATGAGGATGAGGATGACGAGGATGAGGATGAGGATGACGAGGATGAGGATGAGGATGAGGATGATAACAAAGCAGTAGAAGAATCTTCGCTAGTTAGTGAAGATAATTGGGAAACCGATAGTTCGTATTCTTCCATCGAAGAAAGAGAATCTTTTGCATTTATTAATAACTATCCGATACAGGGCATCTGTATTGAAAAATGTCATGGTACGCTTGACTATTTATTCGAATCGGAACAGATGAGCAGTAACGAGGGTATATGTGCTTTGTTTCAAATAATAATGACGTTATTGTGCTATCAAAAGTGTTTTCTGTTTACACACAATGACTTACATACGAACAATATTATGTTCATAGAGACGGAGGAAAAATTTATTTATTATCAATACAATAAACAGTTGTATAGAGTACCTACCCACGGTAAAATATATAAAATCATCGATTTTGGTAGAAGTATCTACCGATTCAATGGTCGAATTTACTGTAGCGATAGCTTTGCGCCAGGCGGCGATGCGTCTACACAATACAATTGCGAACCATATATAAACAAAAATAAACCGCGTATCGACCCCAATTTCAGTTTCGATTTATGTCGTTTAGGTTGTTCCCTATATGACTTTATTATCGACGACGACGAAAAAACGGAGGATTTCAATGACCTACAAAAAATAGTACAGCTATGGTGTACAGATGATACCAACAAAAATATATTGTACAAAAAGAACGGAGAAGAACGATTTCCAGATTTCAAATTGTACAAAATGATTGCTAGAACCGTGCACAATCATACTCCCGAAGCGCAATTAAAATTACCTTTTTTCTCACAGTTCGAAATATCTAAAAAAAATACAGATATTGCAAACATTATTGACATAGACAACATACCAAGTTATGTTGGGTAATTGAACAATGCCACTCGTTTAGCATTTATTGCCTTTTGTCCACTGGAATTAAATGTACAATTTAAATCACGCATTACTGTTTTCGTTACAGTTCCTCCATGGTCGCTATATATCACTCTTTTTATTTCAAATTTTTGCATTGCATTGTAGCAGTTTATGCACGGCGCAGAACAGTTCAGTGTATTGGTACTGGTTAATCTAGCAATATATAATGTTATTTTTTTCGTTATATTTTGCTTTTTGCATTGTCGTAGAACTTCCACCTCTGCGTGACAGGTACAAGTTTGTGATATCATTCCATCGTTTGAATAGGTTCGATAACTATTACATCCTCTTGCTACTATTTTTCCGGATACGACAGCCACGCAGCCATGTCTAAAAGATACTGCTGACTTACTCGCTTCGTACCCGGCTATTCCCATATATCGCATATCTTTTCTTGAACACGTCTCTGTCATTACATACTATGTTGTTAGTTTCTTAAATTGATTCATGGACATAGTTTTCATTCAATTTTTGTGTAAATCAATTAAAAATCAAATTTTTTTGCAAAATCAGCAGGTGTGTATATGGGAATATTCATTTCCTTGGCTTTTTTAACCTTGTTTGAAATGTCTTCGTAACTTTTTGTGATTAATATGTCTGTGTTTTTTCCTATATTATCATCTAAGATACCTCCCACTTTCTTTAACTCTTCAATTATATGTTTATCGCGTACTTTCGTCATTACTACATGTTTTCCATACAAAGGATGACCAGTATTTTGCATTTCATTCTTCTTTTCGTCAACTGTTACGATAGTATTTTTTAAACTTTCTTTTTCTAACATGTGAGTTAATTTTGCTTCTTTCATAAAAATCAAAAAATTGTCTATATTTTTTACAAAACTAGTTGCGTTCTCGTTGCCAATACCGGGTATTTGTACTAACTTCGTTTTTTTCTCTTCTGGGGTTTCCTTACTTAGTAAAATATCGGGCTGCGCTCTCATGATAGGTTCTATTTTTTTCAGTCCAATGCCACGTCCAAACATATTCGAAGCCGCCATAATTTCATTCAATGACGCTTTCTCTAATTTATCATGTATACCATCATATATTTTGCTTATCATTTTGGTTTTGAATCCCTCCACCCCTTCAAAATCGTTTTTTTTCATATGTATTATTTTTGGTATACTATTGAATCCAGCATTCATCAATCGTTTTACGTTACCACTAGACAGACCATCTACACTGATACCAGTGAAGAATGCTGTTATATTTTTTTGTTGCACAGTTTCGTCTGTTGATACGTCATCTAATATTATATCTATGTGTGTATCTGTCCAATGATAGGGAACGGTCGGCATTTTTGCTTTTTCGGCCTGGGTAGTTACCGATTTTATATGAGGTATTACGTCACCGCTACGAATCAGTTCAATTACCGCACCGATGCCTATTTTGTTTGTCTCTATGAAATTGCCATTGAACCCAGTTGCATATTCTATCGTTACACCCCCTAATCGAATAGGTTCTATACGAACCCGAGGTTTCAAATAACCGCTCTTACTTGGCGTCCATATTACATCTAACACTTTTGCTTCTGCGATTTGGTCAGATATCACCATCTTAAAAGCGAATGCGTGCTCTGGATTGCCAGTTTTACGCATATGTATTCTGTCATCACTTACTATTACTCCATCTATTTCATATTCGTAATTCGTTCGCCAATCTATCAATGTATCAGAAAGAGATTCGTTTGTAATATCATCATGAAATCCATGCTGTACAACATTATGTCCTAATTCTTTCAATTGATTCATTTGGTCAGAGGGTTTCAATTCGGGCTTTATCACTTCATATGCGACAAAATGCAAATCTCTCGCCTTTTCATCAATCGTTTTACTATTTACTATGCCCGATACCAAATTTCTCGGATTTGCAAATGTATGTTTGTATTTTTCTTCAAACACCGCCTTTGGAATAATAAATTCACCTCGTACAACATATCCAGGGTGTTTTGGCAATTTCAAAACCTTCAACAAATGTGTAATATCCTGCCCGACCTTACCGTCGCCACGTGTATACAATTTGGGAAGGTCATTTTCTGTTGTATACAGACCACTCACTCCGTCCAATTTACAGGATAACACGTAGGGTCCTGTATATTTTTTTTTCCAACCTGGCAATGCTCCGGTATCTGGTTTAATTTTATCCATTGACGCCATCTCATACGGTAGAGGTACTTTGTTTTTTTCTACCTTTGCACCCACACCTTCTAGTACGAGATTATTCGGGTATTTTCTCTCCATATATTCCACAATGATGTCGTACTCAGAATCTGTTGCTAATGGGTTTTTTGTATTGTAATACTGTTCATTCGCAACATAGATAATGTCTTCCATTTCCTTCTCGCTGATTTTTTCTAATACTTCAATACCGTTTTCTTTGAATGCTATTATATTTTTTTTTGCTACTTCTTTGTCTACTTTTGGCTGTTTTTCTTTGACAGTCTTTTTCATGTTTTCTTTATTTGAATTGTCACCATCTTTTAAAATCTTTTTTTTCATTGTTTTATTTACTGCAATATTTTTTCTAACTACTTTTGTTATTTCATCTTGTCTAATAATTGGTACTAAATCTGGCAATTCTTCTGCTTGAATTTTTGGTACCTCCTCTATTTTTGGTACCTCCTCTATTTTTGCTACTTCTAGCTTCTTTTTTCTAGTATATTTTCTTTTTGGTTTGTCCTGTTCTGTTTTTTTAACTGGCGATTTCTTTTTGGTTTGTCGTTTTACTTTCTGGTTGTCTTTTCCTTCTTTTTTTTCTTTTCCTTCTTTTCTTTCTTTTTCTTCCTTTGAACATATATGAGCTTCGCAGGGAGTACCGTCTACATTGCAATGACACCAGTTTCTACTGCCGACTAATCGGTTTGAGGTCCAACTAGGCGAGCAACCAGTTGCACATAACCCTCCTGGAACCGTTTGACAACTATCATAACAATCTGGTTTGCCTTTTTCTGTATGTTCATCGCCTACTACTGGCAGAGTAGTTTGTATAGACCGCCCATCTATTCTTTCCTCTGGTTTTTTATATTCTAGATAGAGAACCTTGAAAATGTCTTCCTCCGTCTTCACTTTTTTGTCTATTTTCTCTCCTTTTTCCTGACCCTTTGGCTTGTTGTACAATCCATGTTCGTTCAACGATATTTGCATTTTCAAAGCATATCCTCGCATAGAGGTATTAAACGCTTTGCTTCCGGTAAAATACAACACCGCAAATGGATATTCATCGGGTGGAGTGTACATAAAATCTACTCTTCTAGCGATTTCCTTGTTTTTTAATCTGGCAATAACCAGACATTTTGTATTCCCATATGACAATACTTCTACAATCACGCCATTTGCTTTGAGAGAATCGACAAATTGTCGAAATACCAACTGATTACGAGATGTTATAATCACATCTATGTCGCCAGACGTTTTCGCCCCACGGCGATAACTACCTACGATTTCATATTGACTGTCGTTCTCGGCTACTTTTTTGAACTCCTTTTTGAACAATGCATCGTATTCGTCTATTTCAATACGTGGGATTCGTTTTGAGGTATCTTCGAAATATTTCAACCCTATTTTTTGTGTATTGTTCAATACATCATCCTGTTTTTCGCGCAATTCCTCTATTGTACGAATCCCCTTTCCAATCAAATCTGTCGCTTTTTTGGGTCCAATGCCATGTATTTCAGTTAACCATGTTAATGGATTCTCTTTTTCTCGTTCCAATACGGATAATGTACCAGTGTCTACATACTCCTGCATTTTTAAGAGTATGGTTGGTCCAATATGTGGCTTTCCCTCCATTTGTTTAATATCTACTATGTCTTCACTTTCTGACAAGACGGTGTCTTGTGCTCGACTATAAATACGAGAACGAATAGAATCCCCTTTTTGTTGCAGTAGTTTCGACATTTTCCCTAACATATCAACTAATTTCTCGTTGTGTCTTACATGCGTTTTGTCTGAGGGTCCGGTATTTTCGACGATTTTTGTATGATTCATTTCTTTTTCGTATTCCTTTCTATTTTTTATTATCATTTTTTGGATACTATCTTCATTAATTTCAGTTTCTGATATATCCATAGTATATACTGTGGATATATAAAATAATACATATGTAAGTTAAAATCCGGGTTCATCCGTAAATATTTGCGTTGCTTTTAGGTTGCTAGACTTATTCTGCGTAACAACGTTCATAAAATCATCAATCGACCCGTTCATATTCAAAAATACAAACAACGTAGCGAACCCTGACAGAAATACATACACACTGTCTCGAATCGTGTTCTTCAACGGCTTCCATTCTTTTGCTATATACTTCATTTCAAGTATTTTCAATAAAAAAAATAAACAGGACATCACCAATGCTATGACTAGCAACTTTTCCATTTAATATATTACATTGTAGAATATATTAAATTGGTTTCAACGCATTTTCTTTTCCTAAATAGGGGGTAATTCTTCTATGTCATTCAAAAGTATGTCTTCCGTTGTGACTTTCGTAGCAGGTTCATCCAATATGTCAAATCCACTCAAATCTACGGGCTCAGTGGATATCCTGATTCTGTCATCTTCATCGTCTTCTTCCTCTTCTAATTTTCGCTGTAGTGCACGAGTGGTACTTATATCTTCTAACCTTTCAATTGTTTTTGGGGCCTCTATTTCTGTCTCCTTATCATTTTCCTCTAATACACTATCGATATCGTTAAAAGACAATTTTGTGACTACTTCATTCTCGTCAATGTTTTTGACTGCTGGTACCATTTCAGGTAGAACCGCTTCGCCCGATTCTTCGGTATTGGTTGTCGATTCATCTTTCTCAGAAGATACCGGTTGTGAGGATTCTTCTTCAGGTTCTTCTATATTTTCAATAAACACCTGTTCCTCGTGCTCTACACTTTCGTCCATGTATGCACGAATAATTGCCTCGGTCGGAATACTTTCACGAATTGCCATCATAATACATTCCTGTATGATTGTTTCTAATTCACGATTGTTTTTTTGTGATTGTAACGGCGATACATTTTTCTCAAACAAATATACGTTCATATAGATTTTTCGAGCGGTATTGATATAAACTTTATGTATAAATGCGTCCAAATTTGGTATCGAGATGTCTATTTTCTTTTGTTTACTTCCTACACGTATACACGTCAACACCTTTAATTGAATAATATGAACACATGTAATTAAATCCTCCAAATAATCACACCCACTTCGCTCAATGATTCGCTTTTTTTCCTGTTCAACAATTGTATTATTCCATTTAGGAACTCGTGACAATAAGTTTTGAAACGTCATCAGATACTTATTTGCCTCGTCATTGTCCATACAAATTTTCCATGACTCACTGAATATGGAGCGAACCCCATCAGTTACCAAAGGCGTAAAAATACTGACTAATCTACTACACCACTCATTTCTAGATTCATGTAGATTTGAAATTACAAAATCATCCATTCTATGTTTACTTACTGTCGTCAACTTTAAGTAATTTTGACTTTCAAAAACATATCTCTTTATTTTCCCTAATATACAAATATTCTAATATGGTGAATATCAACAGTGGTTCTGACCGATATTCGGATTTTATTGTATCGAAATAAATCACAGCTGAACTTTTCACCAATTCGTCTATTGAATCGTTACTTTCTATCCAATGAATTAAATCTACACACGACAAACCTTTTTGATATGTCTGATTTGCCAGTACTAATAAATCTGTATGTGTTATGTCCGATTCCTCTAATCCATACATTTTTGCAGATATCCATAAATTTTCCTTGCTCACTTTCTCTATATTCTCCATATTATTCATCTTTCTATGCAGATTTATAATAGTACCGTTTTCCATATATTCTGGTACGTATATTTCACAAAAACGCGACAATATAGGATTCAATAACTTATGTTTGTTCTCTACTATGATAAAAAAACGGGTATTATAACTAAACAATTCTATACATCTACGCAATGCGGATTGTGCGTCAATCGTTAATTGGTCTGCATTCAACAATATGATTGTTTTGAAATTTGTGCCGTTATCTGATTGTATATTCGTTTTTGCAAAAAATTTCAGTTCTTCTCTAATAAATTTTATTCCTTTTCCTTGTGAACAATTCACATTCATTACATTTTGCTTTATACGATATTTGTCGTCATTGTATATCTTAGTTATGAATGTGTTTACCAGGGTACGTTTACCGCTTCCTGACATGCCATGAAAAAGTAGATTTGGTACCTTTTTTGTCTCCAGAAATTTATCTAGCTTCGATACTATTTGCATATGTATGGGCAATATTGTTTTTTTGACATTTTGGTTATATTGTCTACCTGAAAAATAGTCATCTGTTTTTGTTAGATTCATCGTTTTTATGTATGACTCCATTATTTTATACCCTTTTACATTTTTTTGACAATATTCAATTGTTTTGTGAAAGCGAACCTTTCGTGGTACATTGTTTTTCTTCGCAAATTGCACGACAAACATGATATAACCACGTTCCCTACATTGTGGCCGAAATCGTTATCTAGCCTGTCTAAAGACCATTGTGTGGGTTCTCGTACGTTTTCATATAATACTAATACCTGTTCTTTGCAATAATAACACGACAATTTGCAATCGTCTAACAACGTGATGGTTTTCTCGAATGAAATTAATTTTTCCTTTTCCAGTTTATTTTTCAGTATGTCCTGGTTACGATATCCGGATATCTTCTGTTTTATCTGTCTCGAAATTACCTTGCATATATTTGTACTTTGAATATGGTTGGTCTTCAACTCTTTTATATAATCCTGTTGTTTTTCTACCGAAATATCTTTTTCATTTGCCTTCCATAAAGCAGTAGTGGTGATGGCTCTTTTTTTGGATTGTTTTTCATTCACATTGGTGTTCTTATTTTCGTTCGGGTCTTTAAATTGTATGTTTATTATTTTCAAGTCAGACATATACTGTATCAAATCATAAAATAATACTCTATTTTACGATTCAAAATCGCCGCATTATTATATTACTTGCAAAAAACATAAAAAATATTCCGTATTCATATACAATGCTGCTCGCCCTATTCTTTGTACTAGCATGTGCTAATCTATGTACTTCACAATACAATATCGACCTGGTTTCAAATGCATTGAATATTTCTCAAGCAGCATATTGTTTGGGAAACATGGATACATGGTCATGTGCGACCTGTACCGATACAAATACATACGAGACAAAAGTTGAAATAAAAGGAGAACTAGTCATTTTTGGATATAACCAATATATCGACTCCATATTTATCGGATTTAGGGGGTCATCTAATATTCAAAATTGGTTATCAAATATACAAATTATTTTTGAGCATCCCTATGAAGACTCTAATATAGCGGTTGATAAAGGGTTTTATGACTTATACCATAGTCTAAAACCCTCCATTGAAACGATATTATCTAACATGAGCATGAAATACAATACTCACCGATTGCTAATAACCGGACATTCTTTAGGTGGTGCATTGGCTACAGTTACCGCATTCGATATGATATATCATAGTTTACCTTATGATATCAATTATCTTATCACATTTGGGTCTCCTCGTGTTGGCAATTATGATTTTTCTGCATATTTCAATCTATTCCAGGTTTATACCAAACGTATTACCCATTATTATGATATTGTTCCGCATGTCCCCGAAGAATTTTTAGGTTATATGCATATTTCCAACGAGATTTGGTACAATGAAGATAATAGCCACTATGCTATATGCAATGACCAATACGAGGAAGATTCTTCATGCTCCGATTCATGTGCCCCAACCAAATGTACCAGTACATCTGACCATATGTATTACTTGAATGTTTCCATGGGAAATGACGGATTTTGTTGAACTATCTGAAATCGGTATAGAATTATGTATATTGTCAATATATACATAAATAATAAACATGACGAATGACGATACCCATGATTATTTTAAATCGCAGATTATCACTTATATGGGAAATAAACGTAAATTGTTGAATATTATTGGCGAGACGGTAGATACTATCAAAACCGAATTAAATGCTGACAAAATTTCTCTATGTGACGGGTTCGCTGGTTCTGGTGTAGTAAGTCGTTTACTCAAAACAAAAGCCGATACTTTGTATACAAATGACATGGCTGGTTACAGCAAAACTCTAAATGATTGTTATCTAGCAAACCCAACCGTTACTGTTAAAAAGAATATCAAAAAATACATTGATACAGCCAACCAGTTAGCTGATAATTTTGAAACACATATAGAGAACCCATGGATTTCAAAACATTGGTCACCACAGACAAATAAGATGAATAAGTCGGATAGAGCCTATTTTACTCGTGAAAATGGTCGCAGAATCGACATTATACGCGATTATATTGAAACCATTCCTGCAAAATATAGACCTTTTTTATTGGGTCCTTTATTAGTAGAATCATCAATTCATAATAATACAAATGGCCAGTTTTCTGCATATTATAAAAACGGTGAAATTGGCGCATATGGTGGTAAAAATAAGATTGATGAAAAACGTATTACTGGGTCTATTCGGTTGCCTTATCCCATCTTTCATGAAAATACTTGTAAAATACATACCAGTCAATTAGACACTAATGAATGGGCCAAAAAAATGAATACTTGCGATATTGTTTACTATGACCCACCATACAACAAACATCCGTACAGCATTTATTACTTTATGTTAGATATTATCAATAATTGGGACAAAACTATAGAAATACCAGATACTAATCGAGGACAACCTTTAAATTGGAATATTTCAAAGTATAATAGCCGAACTAATGCAAAAGATATCATGGAGAACCTAATAAAAAATACAAACTCGCGCTATATCATCCTGTCTTATAACGACGGGGGCATTGTTTCTATACCAGATTTAGATGAACTGTTGAATAAAAATGCAGCAAGTGTCGTTAAAAAACCAATTGTGCATAAAACATACAACCGATTGAAAGGCATCAGTAACTATAAACGAGAAAACGAATACAAGGATGTGAAGGAGTTTCTATACATAATCAAAAAATAGAGATATATATATATATATCTATGTCCAAAACTTACGAATCAAAATCTAGCGGAAGATTATGCAATCAAATCATTCGAAACCTATCCTTAAGTATACTTGCAAAAAAATACGATTTATATGTAGAATATTCTAATTATGACAATATAAATAATAAGCTAGGAATAGAATTGTTTGTAGGTAACAAAAAATTTAAAAGAACACAAAAAGTAACTTCGTCTAATTATATGAATTATTATACAAATGATATGAAAGTAGACTACAATCTCAACTTTATGTGTGATTTTTTTCAAACTGAAGAAATCACTACTATTCTACATGCCCATCTTAAAGAAAATATGAAAACTATAATAGATAAAAATCCTTACAAAGAACGTTATCAAAATAATAATGACGTATTCATACATATAAGATTAGGAGATGCAGAATTATGGAACGTGGGAATAGACTTTTATATTAGTTGTATAAATAATTTGAATTATAATAACATATACATAGGTACTGAAAAATATGATAATGAATTGATTCAAAAATTAAAATCACTGTATCCTAGTATTATTTTTTTTGAAGAAGATGCGGTTAAAACCATTCAATATGGTAGCACATGTAAAAATATTATCTTATCACACGGTTCTTATTCGGCTATGATTGGATATTTATCATTTTTTTCAAATGTATATTTTCTTAATGAAAAACCAGAATGGTGTCCATTAACCCCCTTTTTATACAAAGGGTTTATACCAGTTATACTGGATAATAACCAGGATTCTGAAGAAATTCAGAAGAGATATATAATACACCCTTGAAGATTTACAATGTATGTATATTTCAGTACTGTAGCAATAATTTCATTTTTTTGAAAAAAAGAAACTCGGGTCACTCAGAAAAAATGGACAAAAATAAATGTCCATTTTTTCTTTTTGGGATGGAAAACTTATTTTTTTAGTGTAAAAAACGCATTCATAGCATAATGCAGCAAATCCAGTTTTTATGGGCAAAAACATGACTGCATGAATTTTTCTTGTTTTATAGACCAACATATTTAGGAGATTTTTATGTAAGATATTTTGTATACAAATGCTTACAAAAAATCTCCAAAAAACACCATTAAAATTCATATGTGAACACTGTAACTATACATGCAGTAAACAAAGTGAATTTAATAAGCATTTATTGACTGCAAAACATGAAAAACGTACAATGCTTACAAAAAATCTCCAAAAAATATCCACAGCATTTCAATGCAGTAAATGTGATAAGCAATATAAATCTCGTATGGGTCTATGGCAACATAAAAATAAATGCGATTCGAAGGTAGAACATAAACTGCATGACAATGCTAATATATTATATAACGACACGGTTACTGCGAATACTGTAATGCAGCTAATCAAACAGAATCAGGAATTCAAAGACCTGATAATTGAACTTTCTAAGAAAGATACCACCACCAACAACAATACTACCAACAACAACCAGAAATTCAATCTCAACTTCTTCCTCAATGATACATGTAAAGATGCTATGAACATGTCTGATTTTATTGAAAATATGAATGTTCAATTTGAAGACATCGAGAACATTGGCAGAAACGGGTATGTGGCCGGAATGACGGATATGATTCTTTCTCGCATTAAAACGCTCGATGTCACTAAACGTCCCATGCATTGTACCGACATGAAACGGGAAACTATCTATATCAAAGACAACGATGTGTGGGAGAAGGACGCCAATAATGTCAAATTACACAAAATGATTGGCTGCATTGCCCATCAAAACTGTAGTATCATTCCCGCATGGAGGGATAAATACCCAGATTCCACGAATACAGAAACACCCAAATTTGAGTTCTGTATTACTATGATGCGGAATGTTCTCGGCGATGCGGGAGAGGAACAAACTAGACTGGACAATAAAGTGATACGGAATGTCACAAAGCATATTAACGTTGCAAAACAACCAGATACCATTGAATTATAATTTTTAGGTTTCTTATTATTTCTTTTATTATCTTTTATTATTCTAGTAATTCCAAGAAAAGAAACTCAGGTCACTCAGAAAAAATGGACAAAAATAAATGTCCATTTTTTCTTTTTGGGATGGAAAACTTATTTTTAAAAGTGCAAAAATACCAGGTCATAGCATAATGCAGCAAATCCAGTTTTTATGGTCGAAAACATGACTGCATGATTTTTTTATATATTTATGGGGGCAAAGTATTTAGGGTTTTTTCTGCTTCCAGATTATATACTATTATGGAAGCAAAAAAAACCCAAAAAACCCCAAAAATATTTGAATGTATAGTTTGTAACTTTATATCGTGCAATAAAAAAGACTATCACAGACATTTACTCACTGCAAAACATACAAAGGAAGCAAATGGAAGCACAAAAAAACCCCTTACCTATATGTGCGAGTTTTGCAATAAATGTTATCGGAGTCGAGGCAGTTTCTGGAAACACCAGAAAAACTGTTCTGGGATTCCAGACAATACGCATACAGATATATATAACTCGACTGCGGACAGCAACAAACTCACACCGAATACGGATATTGTACAAACCATGTTGCATCTAATCAAACAAAATCAAGACTTCAAAGAACTTATAATTGAGCAAAACAAACAACTGATTGAGCTAACCAATAAGCCCACTACGACAAACAACACTACCAACAACAACCAAAAATTCAATCTGAATTTCTTTTTGAATACAACATGCAAAGATGCCATGAATATGACTGATTTCATTGAAAATATGGATGTGCAAATCGAAGACATTGAGAACATTGGTAGAAATGGGTATGTAGTGGGCATGACAGATATGATTCTTTCGCGCATTAAAAATCTTGAAGTTACAAAACGACCTATGCATTGTACTGACCTGAAACGGGAAACCATCTACATCAAAGACAATAATGCATGGGAGAAGGACGACAATAATGCTAAGTTGCATAAGATGATTGGTTGCATTGCACAACAAAATTATAGTATTATTCCAGCATGGCGGGATAAACATCCAGATTGCATGAATTCTGAAACCCCAAAATTTGAGTTCTGCATTACCATGATGAGAAATGTGCTCGGTGACGCTGGTGAGGACCAGACCCGATTAGACAATAAGGTCATAAGGAATATTACAAAGCATGTAAATGTGGATAAAACCACGACTATTGTAGATTTTTGAATACTAATTATTTATTTTTATTATTATTCTAGTAATTCCAAGAAAATAAACTGGGGTCACTCAGAAAAAATGGACAAAAATAAATGTCCATTTTTTCTTTTTGGGATGGAAAATCATTTTTAAAAGTGCAAAAATACCAGTTCATAGCATAAAGCAGCAAATATAGTAAATCTATGAAATATATTGACTGCATGTAAAAAATTTATATTTTCTAGTCTAAATAATTTAGGAGATTTATTGTTAACATAATATAACATAAATCTCCTAAAAATGTTAACAAAAAAATCTCCAAATATATCCAAAAAATTAAAATGTGATAAATGCAACTATATATGCAGTAAACAAAGTGAATATAATAAACATTTACTGACAGCAAAACATAAACGGTTAACTAATGTTAATTATTTATCTCCAAACGATAAACATATGTTTGAATGCAGATGTGGTAAGATATACAACCAGCAATCCGGATTATCCCGTCATAAGAAGCTATGCTCATATATCGACAGTATACAAAATGACGATTCGAACGATAATAAAGACAATACTGAGATTGTACAAACGATGATGCATTTAATAAAGCAAAACCAAGAGTTCAAAACGTTGTTAATTGAACAGCAACATGAAAACCAATCATTGCAAAAACAGCTCTTAGCTGCAGTAAAAGACAGTGGTAATACTTACACGACGAACAACAACAATAATCAACAGTTCAATCTAAATTTCTTTTTGAATACAACCTGTAAAGATGCGATGAATATGACAGAATTCATTGAAAATATCGAAGTTGATTTCAAAGATATCGAGAACATTGGAAAGAACGGCTATGTATCTGGAATGACAAATATGATACTGTCTCGCATCAAAGAACTCGATGTAACGAAGCGACCGATGCATTGCACCGACTTAAAACGAGAAACTATGTATATCAAAGACAACGATGAATGGAACAAAGAGACGCCAGAGAATTCAAGATTACATAAGATGATTGATTCTGTTGCTAAGCGCAATTATGCAAAGATACCATTATGGCGCGAAAAATATCCAGAATGTCAGGAATGGGACCATCCTCAATACGATTTTTGCATTTCAATGATGAGAAACATACTAGGTGATGTTGGTATTGAACACAAACGACTTGACAATAAAGTGATAAAAAATCTATCTCGTCATATTTTGGTGGATAAAGCAGCGAGCGGATAGATATTTTTATTCACAGTCTACTTCATAGAGATATTTTGAAGTGCTTCCATAATATTTCACTCAGAAATATCATTATTGCAAAATATATCCCGCCCATATATTATATAGTGCCGCAAAATAATATATACGTAAAATATTAGGTATGTGTATATGACAGATTTTAATTTTCACTACATTACCATTGCAACAAAACCCCATCCAATATTGGAAAATATCAAAAAACGTATCTCCAGAAACAATGAAGACATACACATATTAGGTACCGAAGAAGATAGACCCATCGGTTGGAACGCAAAAGGGAATTTTGGTGTAAAATTGCGAGAAGTATATGATTTTGTAATAAAAAATGACGTACAAGACGAAGATATTGTATTGTTTACAGATGCATATGATGTCATTTATACTGGTACTAGAGATGTGGTAATAGAAAGGTTCGTGGGGATGAAGATACCAATCGTCTTTGGTTGTGAAACTGAATGTAATCCTGACCCCGACCAGCGCGAAAAGTACGTACATAGAGATGTAAAATTTCCATACCTGAATAGTGGTATGTTTATAGGAAGAGCGTGGGCAATACGCAAATGTATGAAGGAATATGTATATGACGATGACCATGATGACCAGCGATTTTGGACACAAAAATTTTTTGAGTACCCAGAAATGATAAGCTTAGATTACGATAATGCCTTGTTTTTGAATACGTATGGCATAGACATTGAAGATATAAGTTGGAACAGACTGGAATCAAACTATATGGGACGAAATCCACAATTTATACATGTAAATGGTCCAGATAAGCGTGACCTTAACAAATTTATTTGATACATTCTATCACACAGATAGAAATCGAAAACGATATAGTATTTATGAAAAGAGGATAAACATATGTCCACTAAATACTATATAAAGATAGAAGCACTATAATGAGTTTGGAGACTACACAAACTGCAGCAAACGAACTTGACCAAATATTAGAGAAAGAGAAACTCCGTAATAAGGCGGATGTATGGATAAAACTAGATAAAACTATGCGCAAACAGAAGTTGCGCGAATACGCAGAGAGTTACGGTAAAGAGCACAATATGTCATCGAAAGATGTAAAATCATTGATAGTTTTTTTTAACAACTGCCTTGATAAAAACAAGTTGAACAAAGCAAAGGATGTAGTCTATAAAAAAGAGGAACGAATAGTCACCTCTGTGCCTGCACTGCATTTCAATTCGGTTACAAAGAATTTTACATTGAAAATAATAGACAACAAACGAGTATCAACGCTGAAATCATTGCCACCGAAGAAACAAAATCCTGAAAAGGAAGGAGATAAACTATAGGCTGAAATCAATACAAATATATGTGCATATAACTACGTATACACATATAATATGAATTTTTTATCGAAACTAGTATACTTTATTATGGTCGCGATAGAAAGGTATTCTATAGATGAATCCCACGGAATAAGCCATAGTTTCAATACCTTACATCATGCATGTGACATTTTTGAAAACGAGAAATACAAACACACTGAAATGATACCCCATGAAAATGTAATATACATAGCATCGGCTATACACGATATGTGTGACAAAAAATATATGAATCAGGAAGAAGGAATCTTTCATATAGATAAACTAATAGCAGCCGAGTTGTCGAATACAGAAAGAATGGCGGTTCGTGAAATTGTTGCAAAAATGTCGTATTCAAAAGTCAAACTCTATGGATTTCCCGATTTAGGGAAATACCAAACTGCATATAACGTAGTTCGCGAAGCAGATTTACTGGCAGCTTACGATTTTGATAGAGCGATGATATATTATATGTACATGAATCATCATGTATACACAAATGAAAACATAATAGAAGAAGCTTATACAGATTGTTGTGAATTATTTTTGAAGCGAATGTTAAGACATGATATTGATGGATTATTCACATTTGAATACACTAGACAAAAAGCAGATATACTGAAATATGAATCTTTGAATCAAATGAAACGTTGGAAAAGAATAATCAAAACACTGAAATAACAACAATATTAGAAGTTATATAAACATGAATCGTGTATATACAAGAGACTAAGACAAAATGATTACATCCGACTCTGATTATACAGACGAACTATTCGAGAGCAGTGACGAATCGTCCTTATCGGATGTGGAAGAATTGAACACAATCGATATAATGACAGAACAGGATTGGGTAGATATATACGAATCAATTGATATTTTGATTGTTGATATGATAGAGGACAACATTGTACGTATATCAAATTCCAGTATGTACAAAGACATTGCTGATGGGGTAATGGAAATATTATATGAGACATTTCCGCACGTATTTGAAGAAGTAGAAGACGAAACGCTAGTACAAGATTTATACTATTTAGTTGAGCAAATAGTAGATGTAGAATTTGAACAAATGAATATACCGAAGCGGTCTCTCACTATGACAATTGATACTCTCGAACCTATGAGTGTTGACAATATACAAATGCTTGCATGTAAAATAGACAAACTGCGCAATATTCCACAGCCACAACAAAAAACGAAGGAGTGGTACGAATTCAGGTTTAACTTACTAAGTGCAAGTAATCTATGGAAAGTATTTGGTACGGAAGCCCAACGTAATAGTTTAATTTATGAAAAATGTAAACCATTGGACACGACAATGATAGAATACGTGAATACTTCAACTGGAGGAGCAATGCACTGGGGGGTAAAATATGAGCCAGTCACGATTATGGTGTATGAAGACATGTATCAAACCAGGGTCGAAGAGTTTGGTTGCGTTCAGCATCCAAAATACGAATTTATTGGGGCCTCTCCTGATGGTATAAATGTAGACCCAACTAATATGAGATACGGTAGAATGATTGAAATCAAGAATATCGTGAACAGAGAAATTACAGGTATACCAAAAAAAGAGTATTGGACACAAACCCAGATGCAAATGGAAACGTGCGAGTTGGAGCTATGTGATTTTGTAGAAACACGTTTCAAAGAACATGATACAGATAGTCACTTCTATGACGATACTGAACACGAATACAAAGGAGTTATATTGCATTTTGTAGAGAGACCAGAAATAAGCGAAGAAGGACAAGACATACCACTATATAAACCGTGTGCACCTACTTATGTATATAAACCAATGTCAATCGAAAATACGAAAGAAGCGGTGAAAATGTGGATTGAGCAGGAAAAAAAAGAAAGGGATAGTCAAAACCTAGCACTTTTTAATACGATTTACTGGTATATGGACGAATTTTCATGCGTATTGATACAACGAAATCATCAATGGTTCGCTGGCGCAATTCATCAAATAGAAGAATTGTGGAATATAGTATTGAAAGAACGCATTGACGGATATGAACATCGGTGTGCAAAAAAAAGAAAACCTAATACGATTGTGAGCATGAGTGATGTTTCTAATTCCTATTTGACAAATATATCACCGAAACCATCGATATGTTTAATACGTTTAGATGAAAATGGAAACGTAATGTAGAAAGATAAAATGTTTGTGTCTTTCGATTTGTCCGGGGTGTCTTTTGTTATCAGGTCGATTGTTCGTTCAGATTTGAATGACACCTATTATTCATTGCTTTCGCAGTTATCGATGATGAATATGAATCAAATAAGCGAGGAAAAGGCAAATGAATTCTACAGAAACCTGAGTGAGTATCATAAAATTTTTGTAATAGAAGATGTTGCTAACAACACAGTAATTGCGACAGGTACAATCATAATAGAACAAAAAATAATTCACGATTATGGCTCAGTCGGACATATTGAAGATATGGTGGTGGATACAAACTATCAAAAATACAATTTAGGGAAATTATTGGTGGAATATTTAACGGATTACTGTTTATTTACAATGAAATGCTACAAATGCAATCTATCATGCAGTGAATACAACAAAGATTTTTATATAAAGTGTGGATATCAATGCCACGGACCACATATATCTTTGTACAAAGAATGATTATCTGCATATATGATATATATCGACGTATCATATATGAAATATCAAAAAGGAGGTTCTGATGATGCAGAAATAGCTAATGCTAATGCTAATGCTAATGCTAATACTACTATTACATCAGAGGCAGTGAATACCGGACTAGAAGACAAACAACCTACATGGTGGAAAAATATTACAAGTTATTTTAGCGCGTCGAAAGATGAAACCCCGGATGAATCCAATGCAACGATTACGACTGGTGGGAAAAGAAAGAAAAAAACAGGGAGAAATAAACCGAAAAAAAACAATAAAAAATACACACGCAGACCACGTTCTAAAAAATGAAGAATGATAATATTTTGATACCATGTCGTCAAACTATTATCTAGTAAAAAAATGATATAGATAATTTTATCGTTATTATAGTATACCATGTCTGGGTTTGATAATGATGAAGGTGAGATGTATGTTACAAAGCGTAATGGTGAACAGGAAATCGTGTCTTTCGACAAAATATTAACGCGCATCAAGCGACTCGGTCAGGAAGCAAATATCAAAGTGAATTATACACCATTGGTTATGAAGGTTATTGACCAACTGTATTCCGGTATTTCTACTACCAAGATTGATGAATTATCCGCCGAGCAGTGTGCGTCGATGTCTTCTATCCATCCAGATTATAATGCATTGGCTGGAAGAATAACCATATCAAATCATCATAAAAACACACAATCCTCTTTTTTGACTGTCATTACCGATTTATATAACTACAAAGACAAACACGATAAACATTCTCCTCTAGTAACCAAAGAATTGTATGATAATGTAGTTGCCAATGAGGATGTAATTGAAACCATCATAAATTATGATAGGGATTATTTGATAGAATATTTTGGGTTTAAAACCCTGGAAAGAGCATATTTGATGCGCATCGATAATGTGATAGTAGAACGCCCACAGCATATGTGGATGCGTGTCAGTCTCGGTATTCATGGTACTGATATTGCTCGTGCATGTGAGACATACCATTTGATGTCGCAAAAGATGTTTACTCACGCAACACCCACATTGTTTAACGCAGGTACTCCTCATCCGCAGTTATCATCGTGTTATTTACTCGCAATGGAGAGCGATAGCATTGCTGGTATTTACAATACACTGAAGGATTGTGCACTGATATCCAAATGGGCAGGCGGCATTGGTTTGCATATTCATAATGTTCGAGCGAGCGGTAGTCATATTCGCGGTACAAATGGTTCTTCAAATGGTATTGTTCCAATGTTGAAAGTGTTCAATAACACTGCAAAATACGTTGACCAATGTATAAGTCCAGATACAATTATTTATACGACGAAAGGACCTATGGAAATACAGAATTGTGTCGCGGGAGAAACAGAAATACTGAATTTGGAGGGTGAAGCCGAGGCAATCGGTGATGTATTGGAACATAGTTATAACGGTCCACTATTGTCAATTCATACGATGCATTCCCTTTTCCCACTTCAGATTACGCCAGAACATCCGGTATGGGCCATTCAGGACCAGGCAAAAGGATTGAACTACAAAGTCGTTCAAAATAGATTAGAGAAAGGGCATGCTCAGGTAGATTGGATTGAGGCTGGTGAATTGACATGCGAATCCATGATTGGATATGCTATTCCGTCCTATAAGAAAGATGTTGCTACTATAAGTGAAGATGATTGCTATATGTATGGTATATTATTGGGCGATGGTTGCATGAGTAACGCAGTAGACAGTAGTGGTTATGTATCTCTTCATACCACAAACAAAAAACATATTCAGGACTTCTTAACGAATTATTTTGATGATAAATGTGTCAATTATGATGTTGTTTCGAAAGAAAATAGTACACGCGTTCGCTGGAATCGTTGTTTAGAATTGCCATATCGCTATCATGACGTGTATAACTCACAAAAAGAAAAACGTATTGCAACAAAATGGTTGAATCTACCTCTTTACAAAGTAAAGCAAATCGTAAAGGGACTCATTCATACCGACGGTTGTATTCACAAAGAAATTTCTTTTGATTCGACCTCACTAGAACTGATTGAGGGAATGCGTTATTTGCTTCTTCGTATGGGTATTATGACGAGCGGACAAGTAAGAAATCGTATTGGTGAAAAACATGAAACTGTAAATGGTACCATCGAAAACAAAAAATTAAGCTATGTATTGCGCATACCAAAGACACGAGATATATGCGATTTGTTGACTATTGAATATGACGAAAAACAGTTTTTTAAGTTTTTCACCTATAAAAATATGATGTTTAGTCGAATCCAAGATATTACTGAAAGCCAATATAGTGGCATCCTCTACGATTTACAGATGACAAAAGAACATAATTATATGATTCACAATGGTATTGTTCATAATGGTGGTGGAAAACGTAATGGTAGTTTCGCCATTTATTTGGAACCCTGGCATGCAGACATTGAAATATTTTTGCAGATGCGTAAGAATCATGGAGACGAGGAGCTGAAAGCGCGTGATTTGTTTTATGCACTTTGGATGCCAGACCTTTTCATGGAGAGAATGAAGAGTGATGGAGACTGGACATTGATGTGTCCAGATGAATGTCCGGGATTGGCAGATGTATATGGACAAAAATTTGTTGATTTGTATACGAAATACGAAAAGGAGGGAAAAGGGCGCAAAACCATGAAGGCGCGCGACCTTTGGTTCCAGATTTTGGATGCACAAATGGAAACAGGTACCCCTTATTTGGTATACAAGGACGCCGCAAACAAAAAGTCAAACCAAAAGAATCTGGGTACAATTAAATCGAGCAATTTGTGCTCCGAAATCATTGAATATTCTGACGAGAAAGAATCCGCTGTATGTAATTTGGCGAGCATTGCACTACCTGCATTCATCCGTAAAAATGAGAAAGGTGAGCCCTATTATGATTATGACGAACTACACAAAGTAGCGAAGGTCGTTACTTTTAATTTGAATCGTATTATTGATGTGAATTTCTATCCAACGGAGAAGACACAGCGTAGTAATATGCGTCATCGACCCATCGGTATTGGTGTACAGGGTCTAGCCGATGTATTTATGCAGTTGGGACTACCCTTTGCACACGAAGAATCCAGAAAAATGAACAAATGGATTTTCGAGACGATTTATCATGCGGCGTTGGAGCAAAGTTGCGAAATCGCAAAAGAACGGTATGAAATGGTAAAGGACAAATGTTATGACAATACGGTACAGGACACCACCGCCTGGGATATTTTTAATGATTACGAAAAGAATAAGTGGGACGCATTGCGAGACCGAAAAACAACTGTAGGTAGTTATAGTACATTCGAAGGCTCTCCTGCATCAAACGGTATATTGCAGTTTGATATGTGGAATACAGAACCAACGACTCGTTACAACTGGGCAGATTTGAAAACACAAATTCAGAAATATGGAATCCGCAATTCACTGTTAACGGCGCCCATGCCCACAGCGTCTACTTCGCAAATTTTGGGTTACAATGAATGCATTGAACCCATTACGAGCAATATTTACAATCGTAGAACCATTGCCGGGGAATTCATTTTAGCAAATAAGTATTTGATGCACGATTTGTTAAAGTTGGATTTGTGGAATGAGAAAATGAAAAACAATATTATTGCCAATAGTGGCTCAGTTCAACATTTAGACCAAATTCCCGTAGAGATTCGTGAAAAATATAAGACTGTTTGGGAAATCCCCATGCGCAATTTGATTGATATGGCAGCGGATAGAGGAGCCTATGTATGCCAGAGCCAGAGTTTGAATTTATGGTTGGAAGACCCGAATTATTCGAATTTGACATCGATGCATTTTTATTCGTGGTCGAAAGGACTGAAGACGGGCATTTATTATTTGCGACGCCGTGCTAGACATCATGCACAACAGTTTACGATTGAACCTGAAAAAGTAGAAAGTGCGATTAATTTAGGAAATGAGACAGAAGAAGAAATATGTGAAATGTGTTCGGCATAAAATATTTTCATAGTATATATATTATTTATATACTATGAGTGGTTTTGAATCTCGTAAACGACAGAGAACTATTGGAGAAACAGATTTAATTATAGGCCCCCCATCAGCTCCAGTTTTAACTAGAAACCAGCAGAAGGAATTATTGAATAATATGAAAAAAGAATTTATAGACCAAATATCATCATGTGATGTAGATGAGAAAACCTTTGTTATGGACAATCTTACAAAGAGTATTGCTGAAATAGAAAAAGGTTTTGATGAAAAACCAATGACTTATACACAATCGTTGTTAGATTCACTTGATGAAGAATTCAAAAAAATGTCTATTAAGGGTGGTGGTAAAAGAATGAAAGGGGGTATGATAGCCGCAATCAACCCATTAGCATTAATATCATATTTGATAGCGGATGCCATGAAACAAGGTTTCGAAAACACAAAAGAAATAGTGGACGATGTTTTACAAAAAGGTCTTCAATTACTCGAATTTTTGTCCAATAAGAATGGGTGTGCTGAACAATTATTATATCAGTTTCTAGGAAAAAAAATGATGGATTTTTTCAAATTTTATCTTGTTGGTGTTTTGTCAACGGAAGCAGTTAAACAGAATCCTTTGATATTATTGGAAAAATTAGCTATGCTTCTTCCGTTATTTGCAAAATATGGAACAAAAGGCATTGGAATGACAATGGTTACTGGGGTAGGATATTTGATATATCATTTTGTTAATCATTATAGTGTGCCACTCGGAGATGGTGCAACTAAAAAAGTAGAAGAATTAAATAAATTATTGACCACCATTCATGAAGCAACGTCTGAAGATGTAGTAGTAAAGGTGGAGACAAAAGTAAACGACCTGATAAAGGATGTAAATGACAAACATGCAGAATTAACAGCCGAAATGACAGAAGAAAACAAACGCGATTTTATGAAACAACTTGGTAACAATTTAACCGAAGAAATAACCAATTTAAAAAATTTAGTAGGTGAATTTGACGATACAATGACTATGGAACAAATAAGAGAAAAGATAAACAACTCCAAAAAGAGTGACGGTGGAAAAAGAAAAAGAAGAACACAAAGACGTAAACGGTTTTCCAATGCAAAGAAAGCTAAGAGAGGAAAACAAACAAAAAAGTCCAGCAAAGTAAAAAAACACTAATTATACAAATAAATAGAATTTCCCAATAATTCATGTACAAATATGATTTATTGAATTTGTTTCAAAACAACGTTGTCTTGAAACCCATGACGCATTTTCAAATAGCAGCGTAAACAAACCAATACATCGACCATAGAATCATGTAAGCCATTCACTGTTTCCCCATCGAATAATTTCGCATAAAGCTCATTCAAACGAGGCCATTTCTTGGTCAGGGGGCGCCCAGGCAGTTTGGATTCGACCAAAATATTGCACAGGTCCGTTCCTTTCCTCATTGTACAATATCGTTCAATACCATGAACCTGTTCATATGTCGGGTTGAACGTCATAAAACAGTAGGGGGATTTCTTCATTAATGACGGGCGGTTTCTTTCGAGTTCAATAGAAATCATTTTTTCATCGAAAGTCATATTGTGAGCAACCAATACCTGGCAAAACATATAAGCTTCGTAAAATTTCTCTAGAACTTCAGCAATCGGCTTTCCTTTTTCTTTGCAGATGTCACGAGTAATGCCCGTCAAATCGGTAATTTTGTCTGAAATCTCAACTGTATCATCGACGTCGATATAGGCATTGTATTTTTTGATAATTTTTTTTTGGCTATAATCGTAAATAGCATAACTCAGTTGTAGAATATGTGGATAATCAGTAATGGGAGTAGGAGTACTATTTTTGGTTGTTTTAGGCAGCAGTCCGTTTGTTTCCACATCGAAAATCAGAAACCGGTTTTTGTACACCGGTGGAGGGATAGACATGGAAAGGTCAGTAAAATGAGACATTGTTGTATGTTACGTTTATGTAACAGTTATTTATTACATATTATTGTGTCAATTTTTGGATAAATTCGAGATTAGTTTATATTTTGATATCATATAATTCATTGCATACTTCTCTCAAATAGGCATGTTTTTTGCTTATTTTTTCTTCATGGTCTTTGTCGACAAACGGTAAAAGGGGATAATTAGCGAGGAATTCGGATTGCAAAATTGTATCGAGACTGCAACCCACAATCGACCGCAAATACGTATCGTGTAAATATCCTGGCATATTTTCATGTACATATTCATTCCAACCAAACACGTATTCGGACCATACATTTGATGCAATGTCAGGAGGTTTAGTCGTCAATGTATATTTCGATTGTTTTGCTTTGATGTTACCAGTGACCGAATCCGCATTGTTTTCAACCCGATAATTATAATACTTAACAGGTAATTGTAGAAAAATCCAATTGTTCGCTTTGCGCCGTAAGTATTCGGCAAACAATACATCACAGCATTTATCATTGATTACTTCGGGGTGTACATAGATAATGTTGTAGAAATCTTCTAGTAATTGTTTGTTGACACAATAGCACCAATATTCGTGTCGGTGTTGTCTGTGGGATTTACCAAAAGTAGATTCATATACCCCGGCTAAATGTAGTTGACCCGTAGTTTCGTTTTCTATTTGATGTTTTGCGGTAGTTATAATTTTCGCAATATGCATACTTCGGTTTGGTTCATATGTGTCGTCGTCATCACAAAACATAATCCATTCATGAGACAGTTTACATGTTTCTAAAAGTAAATAGAAATGAAGCATTTGTGATGTCTTTTTCTGACGTCTGTATATATTTAGGAAACCACATGATGAAATGGTATCATTATTTTGTAGCTGTTTATCTAGTTCAGAAACCAAATCGTCTGTTTCGAACGAGATAGAGAGATAAATGGAGATTTTCATATGTTGTTGAATAAGAGAGGTCAAACATTCGCATACAAAGGGGATTCTATTTGTGTTTGTTAGATGCGATGCTATAAAAATGCAGTATTCTTTAGGAATGATTTCCATCCACCGTGTATTCTATTATATTGAATAATTATTTTATTATGGATAGACCTACGAATATGTTTGTTTTTTATAAAATATAAAAAGTCATTATATAGTATATTATACAACAATGGAAGATACAACCGCCAACAAAATAGAAGATACAACCGCCAACAAACAAATATTTGTAGTGGGTATAAATAATGAACTTACAGAGCCAAAAATACAGTATGTAATTGAATATGATGGTATTCTTCAAGTAAAACCTACTTCCATCAATGGAACTATCAAATCGCGTTATATAATGGAAAATGGCGCACCAACGTTGATAGATGACAATAGTACAAAATACGTATCCGGCGAAAAAGTATTGTTTATTTTTTATCCACCGGAAAACGGAGTTGAACTGTATGTAACCGACGGTGTAGTTACGATAGATGAGAAATCCATAAATTCTACAAAAGACATCAATAAAAAACAGGCGGATGAGATTGCACCTATTGTATTTGATGAGAATATAACTAAAATGGACAATGTAGTAAAGGAGTTGAATACACTTAATGCTACAATTGCTTCATTTTATAAAGACAATCATGAAACAAAATCTGTATCTCTTGACAAAAACGACCAAAATAAGATATATATTGATATTTTATCGCTGTTTATAAAATCTGTTAACGAAATGTTGAACATACCTATAATGAAAAAATTCATGTCTCTCGATTCCACGTCTAGAGTATCAACCATTACACAGGAAAACCTCAGTATTATAAGTACGTTGGAAGACATATTGAAAGTTCAGGTTGATTTCAGTCAATTTAAACCAGAAAGTAATGATATCCATAGTAAACTAATGAATATTTTATTCAATGGTTCGATTCAAACAAACATGGAGGGCGATATTTCAAAGTATCCATCTGGTGCATCTGAAAACGATAAATTCAAAAAGATATCGGAGTCTGTTTATACTATTCCCTTAAGTAGTTTCGCAAATAATTTTTTGTACAAGTTGAAAGAAATTGGAAAAGATTCTCATGATACAATGCAGTCAAAGATTGAAAAGGGATATCCTATGTATATAAATTTTGTAATTGATTTGGTTAGCAAAAATATAACTAAAATAAATGCGTCTATTTCTACAATTAATACAGCATTAGTAGTACCAACAGTTCAGACAAAGATAAACCAGGAAGTACGCAAAAAAATGAAAACCCAAATATTGACATTTTTGAAAATACGAAATGATGAACATAATACAAAAATATACAACAGAAGATTCAATGTATCTTTAGGTGGCACAAGTGAAGATATAGAGTCAAAATTACCCAAACAAATGTTACTTGGATACAATGATGACAATGAAGAATACTATAAATCGATAGATGGACAACTTATTCCCACAAATACCGTCCCTGACAAATTTGAAAAAGTAGGAAATGTAGATATTCAGTTGAAGAATGAAAAGAAGTATGATAACGAATATTTGTTTGGTGATTTTACCAAAATATTTACACCAGACAAAACAAATGCAGACGTTGCGAAAGAAATGAATATTATAAAATCTCAATTGAAGGGCTCTAACAATGCACCACCTAAACCTGTATTTATTATCGGTTATGGTGCAAGTGGTGCAGGTAAAACGAGTTCCCTTATTTATTTCAATAAGGGTAAAGATGAAGATGAGCGAAACGGAATACTTGTTCAATTATGTAACCAATTAGGTGCAGATGGCAGTTATACACATATCGAGGTCCAATATCGTGAATTTTACGATTCAGGTAAGGATAAAACAGGTAAAGATAGAAATTTTACAGAAAATCCCATATACACTGATTGCAAACCCGCACATTTTGAATACAAAGAGGGATTTGTATTAAGTGAACAATATTGTCATGCAAATCACCATACGTATCGTATTCATAAGGAATCACCTGAAAATACGGGTAAAGATTGTGACTCTTCTGAAGAAACTGAATGTGGTACAGATTCAATCACTAATTTTAATAAGGGCGATTCCGTCGGGAAAGTTATGATACATCTTATTGACAAAGATAGACATGTTAAAGCAACTACCAATAATCCCAATAGTTCTCGAAGCCATTCTTTGGTATTTGTAAAATTAATAGAAAAGGCAGATGACAATGATATCAAAAAGACAGGCTATTTAATTGTTGGTGATTTTGCAGGAGTAGAAAATGTTTTTGATTGCGAGAATCCATCGGTATTGAACCAGTTTATGAATATCAAAGAAGATAAGGAAGGTTCAAAAAAATTGTTTTATGAAGAAGAAAAATGTGGTGATGTCTTAGACCCGATTGGTTCTGATGCGAAAACATGTACAACTAAACTGAATCAAGCTGGTGGAGATGGTGACGAAATTATTAAAGATGAAATACCAGCAAAACAGGTTTTACCGATTTATGATTTCACTGCACCTGAATTGTCTGAAGATTTCAAAACACAATATCCTATTTTGACGGATTTAAAAAACACGGATGATTTGAAAAAATCCATTTCATTTGTAAGAGAAGGAATATTAGGTATTGAAGGTAAAGAAATAGAAAGAGTACCAGATACAAGATTGAATACAGTATATAACAATGAAAAATTCAATGATTATAAGGGAATATGGGAGGTTTTTAAAGACATGCATGAGAAAGTAAAAGACAAAGCTGATACCAGGGATAGTTACAAAGCTAACGCTGAAAAAGATATAGTTGCATTGAAAAATTATAACGAAGTAATAGACAGTTTAACTAATGCGGTCTATTCCGTATCAGGAAATACAAAACAAAAAAAAGGAACAAGAGATATTACAGAATTGGAATTTTGGCAATTAGTACATAATGTAATACCAGATACAAATACATATAAGACAAAAATCATTGTATTTGCTAGATATAGAGACAGATTAGGCGGGTTGATTAAGAATGTCAAATACGTGAGTAATAGACACACACTGATAGATAACCTTATTGCATTGTTCAAAAAAGAACATCTCAAACCTTCTATGAATGAAGATTATAAAAATGCGATAGATGATATGTGCACCCTATATTCATCATTGAAATCCCAGGTAAATCCTTTATTGAAAATCGTCCGCGAACATTTGAAATTTGATTATACATTATTTGATTGCAAAGGTACTGAACCGCTAGATAAATTGGTACCCGCAATAAAACCAGAAATGAGAGCATTACTAGACATTGTATTCAAAGATGATTTTTACAAATTTATTGAAACAATGGAAACAGATAGAACACAGCGATTGGCTCTATCCGAAGAAGTTTGTGGAAATAGACGAACAGAAGGTTATTTCATCAATGATTCTTTGAAACAAATACGTAATGTAATTCGTGAAATGATGTATGTCAAAAACGAAGATGCGCTAGAAGTTATGCCGAATTACATTGATATTTGTTTCGACCAATATTGTCCTAGTCATGAGAATTGTTTTTCGACATCTCTCACTAACAACAAACAAATAGATGACCCAAAGAGTGTCATATTTGATTCTATTTATAAATATTTAGATGAGAACAAGTATTTACAGGCAATTGATAGCTCTCAAGATGAAATGACAACAAATAATGAGGAAGATGGTGCATTTCGAGACACGGGATATTCAGACGAAGAAAAGAAACAACGAATGATGTACAGAGATTTATTGGTTTGTGTATTCTGTGTCTTCAATATATCTAAACGAGCAAATAATCCGCCTCCGGTTCCCTATATCGATATCAACAAATTGAAGAAAATATTGTATTTTGGTAATATTTTTGAAGAAGATAAAATTGCTTTTGCGGTAGAAGCGAGTAATCTAGTGCATATAATTAAAAATAAATACAAATATACAATAGACACGGGTGCTGAAAGAAACCGAGTAGATGGTTTGCGTAGTTTGCCATTAGAAACAAACAAAAAACAGGTTTCTAGTTTTTTCGATAATAATAATAAGTCTTTACCAGCAACGATTACATCTTTTGATTTGTTTGAATTCATAACAAATACATTCCAAAAACGAATTAACCCACAAGGAATTACTATTGATAAGAAAGAAACTTCGTCAAATGAACCAACAGTTCCATATGCTGTTTCAAATATTATTAACACATTACTCGATTCAGTTAGAGTTGAACAAGAAAGAATATTATTCATACAAACCAGATTGAATAAACAACTAAAAACTGAATATAGTACTTTTTTTAGTAAGATTGATAATTTTGATAATATAGACTTTTCAGAATACATGACTGATGAGGACAAATATTTCATCATAAGAAATAAGATACGTCAGTTTATGGTTATAAAGTCAGGAGAGTATATGGATTTAATAAGTCAGTTACAAGATGAAAGCATATTGTCAAAAGATATTGATACAGAAGTTGTTAATAGGTTTCGTAAAAGTATTGAAATACATGAAAGATTTAATAGTAATGATATAAGTGCATATTCCGCAGACATTACTGCATTTTATGAGCATGTAAAGATGGTAAATACAAAACTCAATGAATACTTTACACATGCTGGTGAAAAACAAAACAAAACTGATATGCTCGAATTAATAAACAAAATAGGTAAATTAAACGAAATCAAAGAAAACAATTATGTGACGATGGCTGCACCCGGTTTTAGAGAATATACAGTATCATATATAATGGATTTTTTGACAAAGGTAGACAATAACAATGCTATTTCTGCAATAGGAACGATTGAATTTATTGATAAATTATCTAAGTTAAACTCGGTTGCCACTATTTGCAATGGAGACGAATTAGATAGTAAAGTCATAGAAACATACAAAAATGATTTTAATTTCAAACCGTTGTATCCAGTATCTTCTAGTGGTGGCAAACTACGTACTATGCGTAGAAAACAACGCAAACGTATAACTCGACGTCTACATAAGAAATAGTGTGGAATTCGAATAAAATATCTTTATTATTTATAATAGAATTAATAATAAAGATACATGGCACAAGTAAACGCCCCTTTATCCATACTTTTAAAAGATATTATAGAGGATGCTAATAAACAGATGTTAGAGCTCAAAGAAAAGACTAAGAAAAGTGATAAATCTACATCTGATTGGTGGAATAACTTAGCAACCGAATTAGGTAAGGTGTCCGGGTCTTTAGCAAAGATTAAGAATGACGAGAGAAAAGCAGATGAAAAAGAAAAAGAAGCCGCTAAACGGGAACGGGAAGAGGCAGAAGCTGCTAAACGCAGGATAGAAGAAAGCCAGCTGGCTATTGATGCTGCAACCGTGTCTTCGATTGCATCTGCTGTTGCTGTGACTTCTCATATAGACACTGCAAATAAGGCTTCCGCTGCTGCTAAACAGGCACAGGAAGAGGCGGCGGCTGCTGCTGCTAAACAGGCACAGGAAGAGGCGGATGCTGCTGCTAAACAGGCACAGGAAGAGGCTGCTGCTGCTGCTGCTAAACAGGCACAGGAAGAGGCGGATGCTGCCGCTAAACTCAAGTTAGAAGAAAGCCAACTAGCTATTGATGCGGCAACGTCGTCTTCGATTGCATCTGCTGTTGCGGTGACTTCTCATATAGACACCGTGAATAAGACTGCCGCTGCTAAACCGGCACAGGAAGATGCGGATGCTGCCGCTGCTAAACAGGCACAGGAAGATGCGGATGCTGCCGCTGCTAAAAGGGAACAGGAAGATGCGGATGCTGCTAGAATAGATGAGTTGGCAAATATTATTAGTATTTCAACGGCAGTAGCAGTAGATTCATTTATTAATAAACACAATTCTATGCCCAAACCTGAACCACTGCCAGTTGTACCAACTATTTTAAATAGTGATATAAGTGATGCAGCAAAAAATGTTGCTAATGCGGTTGCAGTTGCAGTAAACGATATTGTTAGTAACAAACCTGAGCCTAAACCTGAGCCTAAACCTGAGCCTAAACCTGACACATTAGAACTCGAAAAGGAAATAGAAAGGGCGGTTTCTCTCGCAGTTGCCATACATGTATCAAACGACACATCTCCATCTCCAGATATCTATAAAAAAGAGACTCTGGAACCAATTATAGCTATAGCGGTAGCAAAAGCATTAGACGATTCTGTAAAAACAAATGTAAAGAAATATGCTGGATACATATCAGCTATTGTTTCAGCACTACTGATGACATTATTGAAGAGAAGGGCAGCTATTATGCAACCAACCACAGATACGGATATTCCAGAAGAAATTTCTTTAGAAACAGATACAATCGAAGACATTGGTACGGATACTTCAAAACCAGAAAAGATAATAGACGACCATCTGCACATGTTATGTAAAGAAACGTTTGACAAAAAATACGAAAACCTACATCCGGGACAAGAAGCCATATACACGTCACATGACGACCGCTATTGCTATGGTATGTTAATAACGAAAGAAGAGAGAGCAGGAGTATATGTTGATAAATCCATTGAAGATGTAAAATGTCCGTTTAATAAACCGTATGAACCCGGAGCAAATAAAGAAGAATACAAGGTAGAATGTGATAACGCCAACGAAGAAAAAAAATCTTTAGAAGGAAACATCAAAGACGCTGACACACCAACAGATATCAAAGACGCTGACACACCAACAGATATCAACGACGCTGACACACCAACAGATATCAACGACGCTGACACACCAACAGATATCAACGACGCTGACACACCAACAGATATCAACGACGCTGACACACCAACAGACGCAAAAATAGCCGCCGCCATTGCAAATACAATAAAAGTGGGGTCAAAAAGAAAAAAGAGTAGCCCTAACATGGCTGTACGAAAAAGCCCGCGATTTGATATAGCAGCGGCTATAGCGACGTCAGTTGAGTAATTGCTATAACAGAGGTAATATGTAACCTACTCGGTAGTTTCAGACTTTATTTGACAATTATTTATGTTCTCAAACACACATAAATAATTCATTGTACATATATATAATAACACTTATGTCAAAATATGTACTTGCGAATGTGGAAGTACCTATTCAAATTAATATAGATGGTTCCATTGAAACATTACAATCTTATGCAAAAATACATATTATCAGACAACTGTCTTCTCCCGATGATTTGAAAACGGTTACCTTACCTGTACAGGAACAAATAGACAACTTATTTACTACTACCTCAACTGAGGACACGTCACTAGAGAAAGAGGAAATTATACACATAGAAGAAACCGAAAGAGATAGAAAAACTACCGATGAAGTATTGACTATTTTGAAATCTGAAATGAAATCGGGTTCTCGGCCTCCAATAAAAAATACTAGTTTCAAATCAAAAAAGGTATTTAAACACAACCGGACCGCCAAAGCATACGGTTAATGGTTCATATAGGGACGCTGGTTCTTTTCAACCACTAAGGGCTCGGGCATATGTACCTGAAGTCCTTCAATGAAATTAAGACTACGAGGAGATTTAAATTCTGGGTTGACTGGTTTTTGCGGTGTGACGAGGTTAGTTGAACCAATCCCTAATAACTGGGATTCCACGTCGCAATAATTAGAGCATAATTCAGAACGGGCAGTTTTTGCAGGCATAACACCTAAACCAGGGTGATGAGTCGTAATCGCCATGGCTGGTGCAGAATGAATGTAAGCTCTATAATCGCCGATATGACTGTTCATACGTTGTTCAGCGGCATAATTGCCGGGGGTATTTTTATTTGATGTAGATGCCATAGATATATAATAGTTTTATATAATATTTATGTACATTGTATTCATAATCATAAATATTGGTTATAGTTTGTTCATCATAGTGACATATTGGCTGCATGTTTCATTGAAAGTGTCGGGTTCGTTGAAATAGGTCATAATACAACTATGGAATGTGTCTAAATAATCAAAAGAAAAACACACCGCCAGCCCTATATTTGGGTCGATGGACATCATTTTTGCCGCAGCCGCTGAGTATATTTGTTGAAAGAGAGCGGAGTCTTTTGTTTTTTCGTAAATATAATCCATTGCGTCAGTTGCAGCAGTGTCGTCGAATTCGGTTTCGTCTTTGGTTTCGTCGTCTAGGTCGTCACCAAGTTGTTGTTGTAGAACGGCTATTTTTTCTTTGTATTGTTCATTGTTCATACGAAACAAAAGGCGCAAACTTTGTCTGTATTGAGAATTCGTTGAATATTCAGGCAATACAATTTGTGTGTTGTAGGGAGAAATCATGGCTATAATACAAACATGGGAATTGTATTTATATGAATTGCGATATTCATATAAACTTACTACTAAATATATTTACTTTCTAGATTTCCTGGACTTTCTAGATTTTCTAGAACCTTTGGATTTTTTGGAAGAGTTCTTTGCTTTCTTGGCAGACTTTCTCTTGCGATGACGTTTACCACCCTGCCCAGGAACAGTCTCGGTCTCAGCAGCAGGAGTATCGTCCTCATTAGCAGCATTGGCAGCAGGAGCAGCCTCAGCCTCAGCAGCAGGAGCAGCCTCAGCCTCAGCAGCAGGAGCAGCCTCAGCCTCAGCAGCAGCCTTTTTTACACTTACCTCTCCATCTGGTCCTTCGTTTACTTCAAAACATTTCTTTTCACCTCCTTTCATCTTTTTCATTCCACCAGATACTTTCTTCATTCCACCAGATACATTCTTCATTCCACCTGCTGTTTTTTGCATGATATACATTATGCAAATAAAAAAGTTCTAAAGTATTTCAATCATTAAACTGTCCTAAATATCTATTGATGTTTTCGTGTAGTTCGAGAACCGCGTCCAGAACGCTTTTTATGTGTTTTTCCACCAAAACCGGCATATCTGCCGAATGACCTAAGCCCTTCACCTGGTGCACGAACTAATGCTCTACCAATACTTTTAGACTTGCCCTTTGTACGACTTGCTGCAGCAGAGACACGTGCTTTATTTGAAGCAGTATGGCTTACTCGTATTCCATCAATCTCATTAAATTTATTACTAACAAAAGTATGTAAGTTTATAATCATGTCCGCACTATCTTCAAAAGCATCTTCGTCCTGCACATTCTCAAACATCGGTTTTTCTAAAATATGTTTTCGCAAATGTTCTTCAAAATCTTTTAAGAATACATAATATCTATTATTTGCTTCATCTTCCTGTTTTTTCAACGTAATATATTTTTCCGATGCAGAATTGAAGTTGGGTCTTTTTTCTATTTTTGTAATTTGTGGTTTCAACTTATCGATAACTGCATTATAATCGTTCGTTTTTTTGTCATATTTTGATATGTATTTATTGAATGTATCCAATGTCATTGTTTGAATAATGAAATACACCAAATCATAGATTTTTGCCCCCATTTTCTCTTGTGGCTTTCTGAAGCCTAATGCAGAGGACTTCCTCTTTCTGATGGTAGTTAAGACGTCCTGTAATATTTGTTTGTCGTTTGGTTCAACTGGTGTAGAATCTGTAGCAGGCTCAGTGTCAGGCTCAGCCACAGGAGCAGCCTCAATGTCCGCTGCTTCTATATTAGCCTCATCAGCAGGCTCAGGAGCAGGCTCAGCCTCAGCAGCGTTAACATCAAGAGGAGCATCCTTCATATCTGTATTAGCCACAGGAGCAGTCACAGCAGCAGCCATAGGAGCAGCCTCAGCCTCAGGAGCAGGAGCAGCCTCAGCCTCAGGAGCAGGAGCAGCCTCAGCCTCAGGAGCAGGAGCAGCCTCAGCCTCAGGAGCAGGAGCAGCCTCAGCAGCAGGCTTAGTGACAGTATCTTCTTTGGTTGATTCCTGTTCAAAATCATCTTTATATTCTTCTTCTTCTGAATCACTATCAGAGTCATGTACTTCTTCTTCTGTATCACTATCAGATAATTCAATCTCTAGATTTTTTTGTCGTACATTTTCAAGTTCAACTTCATATTGCTTAACTGATTGTTCTGCTTTATTTATTTCTTCTTCATCAGTAATATCTGCATTTTTAGCATCTGCTAATGCATTTTTTGCTTTGGTAAGATTTTCGTTTGCTTCTTCTATATTATTAGGCACATCGCCAGCAGCAGGGGTATCGTCACCACCGGACATACCATTTTCTAATTCCTCAGAACGCTTTGTAAGTTCACTATATAATTGTCCAGTTAATAAGTGTTTGATAGTATCATCTACTTCTCCTTCTATTCCATATATTTTTTTATTTAACTCTGCATTTCCTTCCAAAAATGGCATTAATGACTTTTTTACGCTATCAACAATGTCATATTTTTGTTCGAATGTAGTATCGATAGGTATACCAGTAGATTCTTTTTGTTCTTCTTCTTGTTCTTCTTTTTGTTCTTCTTCTTGTTCTTCTTTTTGTTCTTCTTCTTCTTCTTCTATAGGTATAGTATCAGATGGCCCAGGTAGTATAGTCGTAGGTGTAGTTTCTACTGGACTGACCACATCAGGAACAATTTTTTTCACTTCTTCGCCCGCAATTTCAATATTGAATATTTCCCCATCAATCTGAAAACTGGCTTTCAAATTACTGTCTTTATCAAATTCAATGGATTCCACTTTTATATCATTTGTATTCACAATTGTAGCCATCTCAATATGTTTATTTGTATAGTATATACAAATAAATAATAAAATTCAATCTCATAATCAGCTAAACAAATCAAAATGTTCCGTTGGGACGATTGTTTTTCTGCATGGACTCGTCCATAGACATTTCGCGTGTAGAAGCACCTCCACGAATCCATCCGTCTAAAGCAGATTCTTCGACAGTATTGGAAACATCAGTGACGCGTTCCTCCATCTTATTGTCAGTAGGGTAAAGTGCATAAGCAGCGAAGGATTTCTCCATAATAGTAGACGTGCTCTTTTTATCGCTAGACCATTCGCCCTGTTGAATATGGGATTCTAATGCAGGGTCGCAACTTCCGCGACCCAAATAAGGGACAGTTTTAAAAGGTCGTTCAAATAATTGAAGTTTTTCTAAAGCACGTTGTTGGTCAGCTTTGATTAACAGAAGAGATTCATCATCGACTACATTTCCGTTAAGTCCATTTCCGTTCGTTAAACCATTGAATGTCATGGTAGGTTGCTGTACAGCAAATTTAACATGGCTGTCTGATACATTTTTGCTAAAATGGTCAGTTAATAAATAGTTAGAATAATGAGTGTTGGAAGTATTGCGTTGTGTTTGGTCGGTAGAATCAGTACCAATGCGGTCAGTGTTGTGAAAAGTATAAGGAGAAAGAGATGCCATTTATAATATAGGAATATTTATATTATAAACAGAGAATGTATTTTCAAAGAATATCAAAAGAAAAAGAAAGAAAAACCAACATATTGAGAACGTAAATGCCTAAATTAGATAAAAACGAGAAAATACCATCTTTAATTAATGTGTCTAGCTAAATTACGTGCGCATGCAAAATCATTGCCCTCTTTACATGAAATCATACTGCCATAGCAGAATTCAGCAAATGCGCCTTGGTCATTTGGAATCATGGTATTGGGTGTCGAGTTAAAAGGACGCAATGACTGTTCAAATTCTAAATTACTACCCATATCTCCAAATAATTTATCAGCAATGTCTGGGTGGTCGGGATTCGCCTCATTCACCAATTGTTTTGCCTGTTTCATAATATCCGCTTCTACAATCTTATTGTATGCAGGAGGAGCCGGTTTTTTATCAGGTTTATAGTCGTAGTCAGTAACTAACACATTACCAAAGGGGTTACTAGAATCAGGAGTATCAAATACATCAGTGGGTATAGGCATACTGTTTTCTCGCAAATAATCCATAGATGGACTTGCGAAATTTTCCTTTACGCTACTAGCTATACGCTTTGCTTCTTTTTTACCTATTTCTTTCATATGGAAATAATGTAAGACGTATACAGCCATCATGGTAATAATGCCCACTAGAAGTATTCTAAAATTACTAGAGTATAAAAATACGACTAAAGCTAGTAAAACAACTACTCTAGAAATAGCGTTTAATTTTCTAGGATATGACATGGATTCGACTGGATAAAACTCAAACACATATTCTTGCTGAAGCAAAATATTAGGGTTTTCGGACCAAAAAGGAACGTCTTTGTTTTTGTCACGCGTCTCCATGTTCTCTCTTGCTTCGCAAAAATTCTCGGTGGACTCTTTATTTTCTTCAATCACCGGTTTTGAATCATCATGTTTATTTGTAGTTGTTTCTTCATATTCAATTTCGGCAGACGGTAGCGAAGAATTCATTAAAATAAAGTTATATATATAGTATAAATATCTTTTTGTTATGTATTTATCTAATACACAACAAAAGTGACTAAATAATTCTAAACAGCTGACTTTGTCGTAGATTACTCTTTTTTCAGAACAGGTTGGATTATATGAGGGAGTCGTTTTTTGATACATTTGTCATCAATTTGTAATGTTTCGCACTGAGTATTTTGAGGAACAATTTGCAGGATGCATTTTGACTTTTCTCCATAAAGCGGGTCAGTACAGCCCTCTTCTCTCTCCTGAAAGCGAACTTTTTTAGTTTTATTCTTTTTCTTAATACGTAGAGATTTTGTGCATCTAGAACGAAAATGTTCGTATCGTTCCCGTACTACTTCGTAGGTAAGACCAGATTGTTTGTTTAACATAGTGTTCACTATTTCATGTAAATCAAACATATATTTAGAAAAACTGTCGCGAGATTTCATATTCTTCATATCTAAAGGCAATGCTTTGAAATTATTTTTAAGGTTTTCCCTACATTTTCCACAAGGTAGAATGTATTGTAAACTCAATACAAAATCGCGATATCTTTTTTTATCAGCTTCATTGGGGTTTACGGGGTAATTAAAGCTCATCGTATGTAAAAAATGCCACATTCCGGGACCCCATACAGTAGTCAACATTCCGTCACCGCTATTAAACTCGTCAATGTTATATACTCCGTTCGAACTGCCCATTTTTGTTTTACTGCGACTCATAATTAGTTATATTTTAGAGATAAAAAAATAAAGGACAAATAGTTATTTCACAAATAAATTCGCTTAAACATAGAAAACTAAATCTACATATAATTTATAATGGCCAACATTGTAGACGTTTTGAAAAAATACCTTCGACCGTATCACACTTATATTCTCGTAGTTATTTTGATACTCATATTTTTGTATGCAGCCCAACACGTATATGCACAGTATCTAAATAAAAACGAAAATTTTGATGTAGCAAATGATGTGATGGATGAACGAACGCCTGGAGTAGTAGTGTATTTTTTCCACGCAGACTGGTGTCCTCACTGCAAAAAAGCTCAACCAGAGTGGAAATCATTCATGCAGGCAAATGATGGCAAATTAGTCAATGGGTATAAGGTTACATGTGCAGACATCGATTGTACAAACGAAGACGATGCGAAAAGTACAGAGTACATCAATAAATTTGCCATTGACTCTTACCCGACTATTAAAATGGTGAAAGATGGCAAGACAATTGATTTTGAATCCAGAATTACAACCTCTTCTTTGAATAGTTTTTTGGATACTATGTTGAATGAATAAATAGTAGTCAATCTATCAATCAATAGATTCGATGGACGAGTGCAATAAACACATATCTATGGCTCTTTCTGTACCTATATCCATAAGTTGTCTGCGTGTATCTTTACTATTCATAGTATCGTATATGTTATGAAACGCTGGATTAGTAGGGTCGAATAATACTTCTTTACACAATGAATTATTATTCTTTCGAACATTAACTGTACGAATTAAATTCATCAATAAAGTAAGAACATAATCAAACAAATTAAAGTCGGTGTTTACATTCTTTTCGTCGTCATGGTGGTCTTTTTGTTCTGTTTGTCCAAATCCAATACCAAGTGTTTTGGAAGCGTCGCAGTTATCCTGCAAACAAATGTCTACAGGATAATTTGCAATAAACCCCCCATCGCATAAATAGGAGTTTTGGTATATATATGGCGAAAAGCATATCGGCAATGCACAAGAACAATATATTGCATCTATCAGTTTCCATTCGGGATGTGTTTCATGAGAGATACTTAGATGTGTCATTGAATTCAAATCCATGCAAATAAAATGGCAATGAATACCGGTTTTGTCATAAAACTCGTTCATAGTAATATCAATGTCCATGTCTTTGCCTAACAATAATGGTTTGAATATTTCCTTCATAATATTATTATTGAAAACCCCCCTATTTTCAATTGCATTTAATATTGATGTCAAATCAAATTTGAATACGCGATGCCATGGACGGATGAGAATAAAATCATCTAGCTCTTCCCAATCATACTGCAAAGCTATCATTACCGCAATCACTGTACCAATCGAGGTAGCATAAATATGTTCAATGTTATCAACATTCCATACGTCTCTCGTAGCTAAATGTTTAAGTGCCCCATAAAATGCGATACCAGCAATCCCGCCGCCACTGATAATAATATTTTTTATAGTATTTGTGTCATCCTTTTGCATATTCTAATGGAAGTAAACCCAAACTGTTTATATATTTTCACAATACGTCTATATTTGGATGTCTTTTTCTATTCAATTATATAATAGCTCATGTCTAATTTTTTATATACCACAGACAAAGAAACCATTGGGAGAGTAGATATTGATTCTCTCTTCGAAAAAAAACAGCAAAAAGACATAAAACAATTAAACATATTCAATAAGCTATTGAATCGAATACACAAACGAATCCAATTTACAGGCAACTCCAAGCAAAAAGACAAACACGTTTTTTTTACAGTACCTGAATTCATTTTCGGAGAACCATTATACAAACAAGGCGACTGTATAGGTTATTTAGTCGTAAAATTAGAAGAGAATGGTTTTTTGGTAAAATACATACATCCAAATACATTATTTGTTTCATGGGATAGCTGGGTACCCGCTTATGTCCGTAGTGAGATTAGAAAGAAAACCGGAAAAATCATTGATGAAAAAGGGAATGTCATCGGGGACAAAAATGCCCCAAAACAAGACCAGGAGGACGAAGAAGAGAATGGCGACATCAACTCTCAGTTGTTCAATACGGGTACAGGAAAGCAGCAGAAAAAAACTGGAAAGGAATATACCCCTATCGACCAGTACAAACCATCGGGTCGTTTAGTATACAATAATGAATTGTTTGAAAAACTAGAAAAAAAATTATAAAATTGATAGATTTTGATATAAAATCTATCAGTAACAACAACAACAACAACAACATCAAACCAATATGCAGTATTATCGTGACGAAAAATTCAATAATTGCATAGAACGTTCAGCCATGGCGCATGAAAGATATGAAAATTATACAAAAACAAATTGGAAATTAGAAGATACAATGTGTAAACTCAATAATATTGTCGATGCATTAAAAAAACAAAATGCGAACATGACTACTGTGTGTTGTGCAATATGCATGGAAAATGTAACAAACAAAACAGTCGTACAAACAAAATGCAATCATACATTTTGCTATGATTGCATTGAAAATAATAAGAAATACAACCAATCTACGGGCAATTTGTGCGGACTTTGTAGAGAGAATATATTCAATTAGATAATTCAATACGAATAGTCATAGAAACCAAAACAGTATACAGGGATATAGAGTTTGAATGTACTTTTTTTGGCATTAATCGTGTCATTTTAAATCTCAAATGTGTATAATAATGGAAAAAGTTTCTGTCATAATTCCATCTTTCAATAGGTTTAAATATCTATTGAACACAATAGAATCAGTAAAAAACAAACATATACTAATTTAGAAATTATTGTAATTAACGATACGTCAACCCAAAAAGAATACTATGATTATGACTGGAATGCGAATGATATCACAATCATACATTTGGATAAAAATTCAAAAAATATATTTGGTTATCCCTGTGTTGGTTATGTTAGAAATAAAGGCATTGAAAAATCAACAGGTAAATACATAGCATTTTGCGATGATGATGATATATGGTTTCCTAAAAAAATAGAATTACAAATAAATGCAATGAAAAAATCAGGATGTAAAATGTCTTCTACTGATGGATTATTTGGAAAGGGTATTTATGATGAAACTAAACATTACAGAAAATACAATGCAGAACATTATTATAAAACTTTACAAAATATCTATAAAAGAAAGAATAGTAATTTGCTAGAAAATGGGTTTCCTGAAATATGGACACTAGATTTCTTAAAAATTCATAATTGTGTAATAAATAGCTCGGTTATTGCTGATAAAAATATGTTAGTAAAAGTTGGGCTAGTACCTTTTAACAGAAGAGCTCAAGACTATGAATGTTGGTTAAGAATATTAGAACATACCGATAGTATTTATGTGAGGGATGTATGTTTTTATTATGATGCTGGACATGGAGATGGACAAAACCATTAAACCTTTGAATATTTAAAACGCTGGTTGTTCTTGCGGTTCTTGTTCTTGCGGTTCTTGTTCTTGCTGTTCTTGTTCTTGCTCTTGCTCTTGCTCTTGTTGTTCTTGATTATTTTCATATGTTGTATTAGATTGGTTTGTTACAACATATTTTTCAATATCATCTGGACGTAATACAAAATTTATATTTTGAATACGTTGTAATTCATTGTTAC